CTCTCCAGCGTGGCGATCCAGAGGTCGAGCTTGATCGCCTGCGCCGGGTCGTAGGCGATACCGAGTTCCCGGCCGAACGCGTAGAACGCAAGCCATCCGGTGTCCCCCAGCGAGTCCCCCAGCGAGTCCCCCAGCGAGGCCCATAGCGAGTCCCACAGCGAGGCCCCCAGCGAGTCCCCCAGCGAGTCCCCCAGCGAGGCCCCCAGCGAGGCCCCCAGCGAGTCCCCCAGCGAGGCCCATGACCGCTGGTACTCCTCGGCGCCAGCCTCCGGGTTCATCACCCAGGACACCGCGCCGACCTTCACGCCGGCGATCTCCGCCAGAGCTTTCGCCGCGGCCTCTGCCTTCGGTCGGTCGGCCGGGTAGGTGCACGTCGCCAGGTCGTAGTACCGCTTCCGGTGGGCCACCAGGGCGGCCTGCTGCTCATACGTCAGTTCGTTTTTCATTGTGACTCCGTTCGGTTGTCGGACAGGACGAAAACGACCCTATCGCAACGCTTCGGAGGAGTCAACAAAAAATCGCAGATTTTTTACAGATGAGCGTAACTGCTGGCGAAAAAACTACGCCACGACCCACCATGGCGTTTCACCCTTGCCGTCCATCACGATCTCGTCGCGGTCAACCGAGAGGCCCTCGACGGTGGACGGGGGGGATTGTCGGATCGCCCAGTCTCGGGGCACGGGACGCATGAATTCGGCGCGTTTGGCAGGAACCGAACCCCAGTAGGAGGTGTAGAGCGGCAACGCGTACAGGGCGGTCCCGTGGAGCGGAACCGAGTCGTCGCCCACGTAGAGGCCGGCGCGGAACCCAGCGCCGCACACGACCATGGACCACGCCTCCAGGTACTGACGGCAGGCGTCGGCCCCGGCGGCTCGGGCGCGCGCTCCTTCGAAGTCACACCAGAGGTGGGCCCCGTCGGGGAGGCCCAGCCCGAGGGCCTGGACGGCAGCCTGCGCGCCCCGCTGGTAGCCCAGCTCGGGGCCGAGGACATCACCCCCGACGCTGCCCCACTGGACGGGGATCAGGGCCTTGCCGGCCCCCAAGATCCATTCGATCTCGAGACGGCTGAGCGAGTAGCAGCCGGCGTGATCGCCGCCGTGGTCGTCGGGGACTTCCTGGGGGGCAGCGCGGAGCGACAGGTATCGCGCGACGAACCGGATGCCTGGCACTCTGGCGAGCCACGCGGGGGTGCAGACGTGTCCGGGCCAGTGGTCGTCGCCGGAACAGTCACAGCCCTGGGAGGCAGAGGCAGGCTCGGCGCGCATCACCCACCCCCTGGTCGGCGGAATGGGCTCTCCGCGTCAACGTGCGAGTCGTGCTCGAGTTCGCGCGCACGGCATGATTCGGCGTGTTTCTCCAGTGCCTTTTGGATCTCGATCGCGACGTATCCGTGGGTCGCCACGTGTTCTTCGCGGGCGTCTGCCTTGGCCTCGCGACGGGCCGAAGCCAGTTCAAGGCTGGAGAGTTGCGCCGCGATCTTCCCGATCCGTTTCCCCGTCTTCCGGCCGAGCTCGGCGAGCTGTTTGCGCCAACCACGGAGCACGACCACGAGCAAACCGATCGCAGCCACGAGGGTGGCTCCGACTCCAGCGAGGGCGGCGGCCCATTCGGCGGTCATGGCTTCGACTTTCGGTGACGGTCGGTGGAATCGATCAGGCAGACGAGGCAGTACGCCGCGATCGCGAGCCACCCGCCAGCCAGCGCGACGAGGCGACGGAGGCGGGTCATACCGGCACCTTGGGCAGCACGTCGAGGCGCCCGCCGCAATGGATCCAGGGGACCCCCACGATGGCGGGCGCGATGGCGGGCCAGGTGATTTGGATCGTCACGCCGTAGCGCCCTGGGTCCAGGGTGGTGGGGAGGGAGAATGTCCCGGTCCCTGGGTACACGTGGAGCGTCGGGGCGTCCGGCGTGATGGTGATGGCCGCCTCTTTGACCGCGGTCACGGGATCGTACAGGGTCATGGAGACGACGGCGGGAGCATCGGCCACGGCCGGGGGGCCGTCGGAGCCTCCGATGCCCAGCGGGATGGCCGTCAGGACGCCATCGACGTCGCCGCGGTAGAACCCGATCTCGGCCGACCAGATGGAGCCAGCGCGCGGCACCGTGGCGCCCAGGGCGAGGCAACGGGCCTCCGTGAGGTCCAAGATCGGTTCCACCGGGAAGAGGATCCGCTGGCTGTTGGTCGCGTAGTCCGGGGGCCTCCAGGCGAGCGAGACCCACGCGGAATAGCGGGTGACGACGGTCATGGAGTCACCTCAGCACCCATCGGCCGACGCGCATGGGCTCCGCACAGGCCGAGTTTCCGTCAGCCGACAGGTAGAGTTTGGTTTCCCATCGCCAGACCCACCGGTGTCTAAGCCTCCGGTTGCGGTAGCGATCTTTCATGGTCGCGAGTCCTTCGGGTAGACCGCCATCGTGACGGTCACGGCCTTGGCGCGGTCCTTCGCGTCGTCAGCCAGTTCGCCGTCGATGGCGTCGGGAAACTCCAGCACCCGCGACAGGTACTGCAGCCTGGCCCGCTGCTCTGCGGTGAGTTCGTCCTTCTTCGCGGCCTCGATGATCCACTCGATGATCATGTCGACGAGCGCCTTCATGGTTGCACCACCTTGGGGCACGTGGCCCCGGCAACGAGGCCAGCGATGGCTTCCGCCTGAGCCTTGATGGAGGGAGGCAAGAGATGTCCCCACTGCTGCAATCCGGCCGCCAGGGCGCAAGCGATCGGCTTGAGGATGGCCATCACGTCGGGCTTGGCCTTCGTCGCCTCGGCGATCTGTATGGCCCCCAGCGCAGCGAGCAATCCGGAGTTGATCGCAGGGCGCACGTAGTCCACCCACGCCTTCTCCGCCTTGCGACACTCGGCCCAGCAGACGTCATAGGCCGGCGTGCCGGCGCCATGCGTCTCGAGGCACACCACCCGCTTGTTGTGGCAGACGTCGTGCAGCGCGTCCCTGGTGGTCTCGGCAGCCGCTCTGGCTGTGGCCGTTGACCGGTACGCCGTGAGGTACGGGTTCCCGCAGCTCGTGGCCATCCACACGAGCAGAACGGCGAGGCCGGCGACCAGTACGAGGGCGAGGCTGTCGCGAGTCGAGGACTTCATGGTTGCACCTTCTCACCCCAGAACCACCCGCCCTTGAGGGCCGCGGCGATGGGCGCGAGGAACCCCTGAACGATGCTGACGTACGGGTGCCAGTCGAACCCGTACTTCGGCAGCACGACGAACCCGATGCCGTAGATCAGCAGCATGGGCGCCGCGATCATCGGGAGCCACCGGGTTGCGGTCTGTTTGAACTTTTCCATGGTGTCACCCCTTGAGCGCGTCGTACTGCGCCTTGAGCGCGACGAGACGATCGATACGGCCCTGGATCAGGGCCTTCTTGTCCCGCAGGTTTTTGAGCTGATCCACGATGGCTTCCTTCGGATCGAGTGTCTGGGTGATGACGGTCAGGGTTCTGACGACGAGTTGCCCGTCTTCCAGGGTGACCTCTTCGAGGCCTGACAAGAGGCCGTCGAGTGGGGAGCCGTTGGTGATGTCTGCCAGTGCCATGTGCGTCCTCCTAGACGTCCGCGAGGGCGGACTGTTCAATGAAGTGGATCTCGATCTCGACGGCTCCGGCCGTCGGGGTGTTGTCGCCCCCGCCGGAGAGCGTGAGGATCAGGGCCAGGGGCTCGGGCGCCCATCCGGCGGCCAGGCCTTGGCCGTGGAACTTCTTGTTCACGGCGATCGATGTCGCGGCCGCCCCGTTGGCCACGGTCCCGTATTTCGCGGTCGTGCCGGCGACGCCCAGGGAGATCGAATGATCCGCGTTGTCCAGTCCGGCGATCGCCGTCGACACACGCACGGCGTACCCGGTGACGGGGCCGTTCGGCGTGACCCCGACGGCTGTGGTATCGGAGTCGGTCGCGAGCGGGATGATCTGGTGGATCATCTTCTCGGCGTAGTTCTTGCCCGTCGGGTACGTCTGATTCGTCTTCCAGAGGCTCCCGCTGGCCGGCGCCATGATGATGCCACCGAGCCCGGTGCCGATCTCCGCGTCCACGGCGTTGTGTCGCTGGTAGAGGTACTGGAGGTTGTTCGTGTCGGGATCGGTGGCGCTGTGGAAGAATAGCGTCGGGTTGGCCGACGGCGTATCGTGGTCGTGATCTTTTGATGAGTTTGCTTGGGTGGTTAAGATGAGATTGTTGTTGGCTTTGCCGTCCCCAAACAGGGCGATCATCCCTCCATCGTCGATACTTGCTTTGAACAACCAACTGTCGTCGACACGTACTCCATAGATTGGACTGCAAAACAGCAGATTCGTATAGAGGTAGGTATCGCAATAAACGGCGCCGTCGACCTCCAGCCGTCCGGTGACGAACAGGTCGTCATTCAGGTTCAGGCTGCGCGAGGTGGCGCCAGCGTCGCCCACTACCGTGATGCCGCTGCCGTTGGGCAGCAGGACGAGGTTCCCGTTGCCAGTCGTGACGATGGAGCCGCCGCCCACGAGCTCGATGTTTCCGACGATCGTCGCGTTGCCGGGGATGAGCCCGGGATTCATTCCTGGGATGAGGCCCATGGTTAGGACTCCCATCGGGCGATGATGGCCGTCGCCGCGCCGTAGAAATAGACCTCGCCGCCGAACCACCACGAGTCATCGATTTCGAACACGTAGCCCGGCGGGATCTCCTGGCCGAGGCCATTCTCCGCCGCGACGCCGAACCCCAGCCACACGGACGTGGTGGACGTCGGGCGGTTGAGGATCGTGGCGTGCGTGCGGTTCGCGTTCGCGGGGAACACGAGTTGGGAGGCCGCGTTGCCCGTGAGGGCCGCGAGCTTCTCCGGGGCCTTCGGGCCGAGGGAATTGCGGCCGCCGATCGTCACGATGGGATCCGCGAGGTTACCGTGGGGTTGCTGGGTCTCGACGGACAGGGGATCCGCGGCCGTGCCCAGGGGCTCGCCCGAGCCTTGGCCGTCAAAGCCGACGTGACCGCCGACCACGATGGACAGGACGGCGTTGCCCCCATCGGTGATGCAGTGCCAGGCGAGCGGCTGGACGAAGTCATGCTCCGACCCCGGGGGCAGGGGGATGGAGAGCGCGACCTCGGCGGCCTGGCCGAAATCGAGGTATGCGGTGGCCGGGCCGCGGTTGACGATCAGGACGGACTCGAGACGCGAGCCCTCCTCGGCCAGGACCACGGAATCGGCCGCCGTGGCGGTGATCCGTATGGGGTTGCGAGCTTGGTTCATTGGTCGGCCTCCGGGAGAGGCCGGGGGCCCGAGGGCGACCCCCGGGACTCTGGTTACGTGCTGGAGGTCCAGCCGATCGGCTCGTCGGCCCACTCGAGGTAGACGGCCCCGGTGATGTTCGCCGTCCCGGTCACGGCGGACAGGCACACGGCGGTTGCCGGGGGAACGACGATGACGGGGCCGCGGGAGTAGTCGCGGTCGCTGAGAACACCCGCGGCGGTGGTCCACGAGTCGAGGGTGGCGACGAGGGTCAGGCCGGTCACATCGACGCCGCCGTAGATGATGTTCGCCGCGGACTTGATGGCGATGGTGTTGGCGGAGCCAGCGCGGAGGTTGACGGACGTGGCGATGGCCGCGCCGCCGGCCGCGGTACCGGTGCAGGACGCGAGGATGATGACCTCGGCTCCGGCGTCGGTCAGGAGGATGCGCCGGATGATGGCGTCGGTGCTGGCGCCGTTGTAGAAGTACCAGAACTCATCGTTGGCCCCGGTGACGGGCAGGGCGGAGATGGGCACCATGTAGCCCTGGGCGTGTTTGACGATGTTGGCGTAGCTCAGCGACTCCGTGAAAGAGACGGTGGCCAGGCGGTTCTTGGTGGTGACGTTGGCGCCGTTGTTGGTGGAGCCATCGCGAAGGGTAACGTCTGACATGGGATCTCCTATGGTGTCGGGGCAACTTGCCCCGGTTGTGGATCAAGTGTACGCCCAGGATAGGGATCAGGTCAAGGCCGAAGGGATCAGTTGCCGAACTGGACGGTCGCGTAGGCGCCGAGTAGGCGGTAGGTACGGGCCGCGGCGTCCAGGGCGGAGCGCACCTGGAGGCGGTAGTCATAGGTGCCATCAACTACGTGGGCGACGGCCCCGGAGTCAAGAAGCTGGTACGCGGAAGTTCGCCATGGCTGCGTGCTGATCGTGACGGCCGTAGCCTGGGCCACCGGAGCTCCGGCCGTGACGAGGCGGTTTCGGACGAGTAGGATCGATCCATCGTCGTCATCGCCGGCTACCGAATCTCCCCATGTCAACGCATACATGCGCGTGATCTTCATCCCGGAACGGATCCATGGGACGGGAAAATTCAACGTGGCTTTTTGAGTGGTATCGATCACCACGCCGGCGATGCTCCACCACGGGGGGTCGAGGGTGGGGGCCTCGTAGTATTCCCACGTGGTCGAGAGCGCACTCCAGCCAGTCCCAGGCATCCCGCCGATCATGGGGATGGGCATGTTGAGCGGCCCGAGCATCCCGAGGAGTTGGTCCTGCAGGTCGTTCCAGTCCTGGAAGTCGGTCTCAGCATCGAAGACCGCGTCAAAAACTCTTGCGCCTTCAGCTAGTTTTCCCATAGTTTCTCCCTATCCGTTGCCGATGGCCGATCTTCCCCAGCGGTAGACGAGCGACGTATTCACGCCGTTACCGTACCGCATGGAGCGTTGCTCGGAGATGCTCCACCGCTGCCACGCGGGGCAGAGCCGGCGGATCAAAGCGTCGGCCATGACTAGGTTGTCAAGTCCGGCGTCGTTCCAAATCAGCATAAAATTCTGGTGTTTGACGTGCGCCTCGTCGCTGGTCGCGTAGGTCTCGACGTCGGCCCCGCTGGGCCAAACGAAATGGATCTCGGCCGGGTCGTGGCCAGAGAAGCACTGGCAGAAGATCGCCCGGATCTGGTCCTCGGTCATCGTGTGTCGCTGGCGCATCGCCGCGATGACGGCGGCCTGCCGCTTCGCCACGGTGCCGGCCGCCTCCAACCCGAAGGCCGCTTCCCACCGGTCGAGGAACAGGGCGTTGGCGTCCAGGTCGGGGAAGAAGGCATGAAGGATCCAGTCGAAGGCCTCGCGCACCCACGAGAGCGCGTGCCCGTAGGTCTCCAGGTCGGCGGAGATCTGCCCCCCCGACTTGGCGTACCGCTTCGGCCAGAGCCCGGGGACGATGCGCTTGTAGATCTCATCCCATTCGGGCATCCAGGTTTGTCGCGTTGGGAGCCAAGAGGGGGCAGGCATCTACTTGATCTCCCAGATGGTGACTTCGTGCGGGAACACACGGTTGGCGGTGGTCGAGTACAGTGCCGCGGGGGCCCAATCGGCCGCCGGCTCCGCGACCGTCACGTCCACCACTTTGCCGCCCCCCGCCACGATGGCGCAGGACAGGATCGCGTTGACCCTGATGGTGTCGTCCCAGTCGGAGATCGCATCGGCTCCGGTGCCGCTGTCTTTGGACGGTCCGATCTTCCCCAGGTACTCTCTCAGGGCTGCGTAAACAGCCATGATTTTCCCGCCGCCCGAGTAGCAGTGGAGAGACACCCCGTGGGTTGCGTCGTGCCAGGGGTACGGATTCTTGTCCGCGTCGTAGGTGTCGAACCAGGCGTCCACCTTGAACTCGTCGGCGGCCACGCCTCCCGCCACCCCCACGTGCGTCACGATGGCCTGGGCCCCGTCGATGATGACACGGTCACCCACAGTCAGGTAAGTGGCCGTGGTGGCGGCGGAAACGTTCACCAGTAGGGTGGCCTTTGTGGCGGCGTCGACCGTCCACTGGGGAGTTTCCGCGTCCCAGTCACAGAGGTCGGATTCTTCCGCCCAGTCCGACATGGTCAACGAGATCTCGACCGCGTTGGCCACGGCTGCGACCAGCGTGATCATCCTACTGTTTTTCATCAGCAAAACGGGCAGCCGCGCGGCCACGGCCGCGATGATGGAAAGGCCCAGATCCGAAGTAGGATTCACGTGCTGCGCCGCTCCGAACTCGTCGACCTCCATCGCGGCGTAGTCGACGAGTCCCCAGCCGGTCGGGTAGTTCTGCCGCTCGAGCCACACGTACGGCCGGAGTTGCCCCGGGGCCGCCGAGTTGATGGCGTCGACCCAGTCGGCCACGTTGCCGGAGGCCGGGGGGTCTCGCAGCCACGCGGCCAGCCGAGAGAGTCCCTCGGCGTCGGACTCGAGATCGGCGCCGTAGTCCAGGTTGGCCACCAGGACGGCCGCCGCCGTGATGCCGGCCGACGGGCTGGAAAACGTGAGCGTCGTGCCGCTCTCAAGGTTCGTCGCGGTGCCCGTGCTCACGGACTCCACATCAGCGTTGTACGTCGTCGCACCTGCGGGGGTGTAGTGCTCCGTCACCTGGTACACCAGTCCGGCGGCGTCCGTTAGCTGCTGGTGGTACTGGTCGGCCCAGGGGCCGGCCCCCGTGCTCACGATGGCCAGGGCGTCGGTCCCGGTCGACCCGCGGGCCAGCACTCGCCCGTACCCCCCGAGGCCGTCGGGGGCCCCGACGAAGCGGAGCCATGACGTCAGGTAGTCGCCGAATGTGGTGGTGGGGAACAGGGCGTTGAGCACCCGTTCACCCGTCTGGTGGAGCCGGGAGATCACCCTGGACATGATCCGGGATGCCAGCCACAGGTCAGAGCCGAAAGCATCGTCAGCGCTCGGGCGGGCGGCCTTGTGGATGGTGATCCAGGCCGCCTTGATGGTGTCGATGGAAGGCCAGGGGAATGCCATGTTACCTCGCCCACGGCGGCGCGAGGCTGTACCGCACCCCCGCCTTGCTCGCCGGAATGTCGAAGAATTCAACCGCCGTCTGGATCTCGCCGTCCGGGCCCAGGAAGGTTTCGACCTTCCAGCCCGGGCGGATCAACCCCTGTCGCTGCATCCGGGTCATCACGTCTTCGCACCCGCGGTTCCAGCCCTTCAGTGCCCCGTCCTGGGAGCCGGCGGCCTCGGCCAAGGCGAACCCACGGTTGCCGAAGTCCTCGCCATCGATGACGACGAACTCGGAGCGCAGGTTGCGCGCCACCTTGGGCGTTGCGCTTTGGATCTGCGAGTAGTTGACGCCGGTCGAGTCCATCGCGTTGTCGCCGTCTTGGTATTCTAGGTCCAGCATTAGTCACACTTCGTCGTCAGCGATCCACTGTCAATATAACCAAAATCAGTTGGCGCCACGATGGTCGGATCGTGCGCCACCAGAACCGCCTGGGCTTTCAGTAACCATGCTGCCATGGTGTTGTCGGCCGTGACGGGATCCTTTTCCCTGGCCACACTTTTTACTACTCCTCCGCCCCCGAGTTCCACGGTCCCGCCGCCGCTGGAGCGCAGATAGGCGTTGTTCGTGGCGGACAAGATCAGGTCGTCGCCGGCCGTCACCACGACGAGATCGGGGGCATCCACGGTGATGTCGTCGCCGGAGTTAATGCTGACGTCCTGCCCCGTGGGGGACCTGACGGCCACCGCTCCGTTGGCCGAGATCCAGATCGTGGCGTTGGCTTGACCCTGGATCAAGACGGTCTTGTCCGCCTTCAGCCGCACGAAGTTCGTTGCCGACGTCCACAGGCAGGCGTCTCCATCCACGAGGGCCACGGGGCAGGGCACGCGTTCCGCCACGACGACGCGGCCGTACTCGTCGAGGATCTGCACGAGCTCCGTGCCCTGTGGGGGCCGGGAACTGAAGCCCCAGTGCTGCGCGTGATCGATCTCCCCTTCCTGGTGGACCTCCCGTGGGCCCGAGACCTGCAGCCCCGTCTCGTCCGTCTGGCTCGACGTGTTGGCTTCGAGGACCACGCGCGACGCCCGGGAGTCCCGGATCCGGTAGGTCGGAGGGCTGTAAGCGTCGAGCGGCATGGTCCTAGGGTATCACCAGGGCATCTTCGAGGCAATGGCCTGCGTCCACGTGGCGTCAGGGACCTGCGGCTCCGACTCGTCCGTCAACCACAGGTTCGGCGGGATCAGTTTGAGTTTGCATGTCTTCCCCTTGGTAGCGTCCATGGCCCTGTCCACCTTCGTCAGGTACATCGGCACGGAGATCCGGTTGCGCTCGTCCAGGACGTTGACCATGGTGTCGGGCGCCCACCAGGCCCCGGAGTCCGAGAGGAAGTCCCGGACGATTACCTCGTAGGAAAACGCGTTCAGTGCCCTCTCCACGACCATGCGGCGAGCCGCGCGAACCAGCCGTTGGTTGTCCTCGGTGGCGGCGCGGAACACCCCCGGCTTGTAGAGTTTGAGCGCCCCTAGGGTCCCGTCCCCCGGATGCGTCCAGAAGCCAGCCCCCGGATCCAGGATGATGCCGCCGTCCAGAAGGATCTGGCGCCCGAGCGCCTTCCGGCTCGACTTCGACACCCCCGCGACCTCGTAGTGGCTGCAGCGCCCGGCGATCGAGGTTTCGAACGTGACGCCCAGGACGTTGCCACCGCCGCGGTTGCCGTCCCAACGGAGCACGATGCCGGACCCGTACGCCCCCGGGTCCACGTTGTAGCCCGGGCGCGCGAGCGCCAGATGCCCGTCGCACGTCATCCAGAGGTGTACCCCGACTTGCTGGGCCAGCTCCGACAGGACGGGCCAGATGGTTTCGCCTAGCTCGATGGCGTCGTTGCGGATCCGGATGTTCGACGTCCCGGAATGGAAAGGCGACTTCTTCCCAAAGGCCTTCTTCTGGATCTCGTTGCCCACGCTGGTCTTGCTCGCGCGGTAGTTCCCGCCGGTCAGCAGGTATCTCGACGGGCCGTTGTCCTCGACGGGTGCCCCGATGAGCTGGGGCCACAGGTCGGAGGATAGGCGCGTGGCGAGCTGGAGGAGATTCGCGTTCGAGATGCTGAGCCGATCCGAGGGGACGCAGCAATCGAGCAGGAGCCCGGCCATGTCGCGCCCGGAGACATGGAGGTCCGTGGCCGAGGATCCGGTGTCCTCGGAGATCTCGTCGATCAGCCCCGTGATCGCGAGGTTTCCCTGAATCCTCACTTCGATCTTCGATCCCTTGATCCCCGAGACGAACAGCTTGCGGTTGGCCCTGGTCGTCGGGATCGCCACGGACCACGAATCCGCCGGGGTGAAGATGTCCTGCGACGTCTGCCACGACAGGACCTTATCGACGGTCTCGGGCGTTGTAGATCCGGCGGGCGTCACCGTGACGGAGAACGGCGACAACCCGATTGCCAGCGGAGCCGTCATACTGGAAGCCAGAGGGTGAACCCCGTGGGGATGGCCACGAGGTCAACGAGGTCGGTGTTGGCCGAGAGGATCTGCGCCAGTGCGTCGTCCGGATCGATGCCCAGTTCCATCGCCCGATCGTAGGCTACGGCGTCGAGCCCCAGGGGGCCCGCCACGGGCAGTGGTTGCCATACCAGGGTGGACTCGTTGGACAGTGCCTCGACGGCCTGGCGCGTCGCATTGACGGCCGAGAGCGCCAGATCCACGAGGTCGGAATCCGCAAGGCTCGCGACCGACTCGGCCGCCAGGTCGAAGGAGGAGATCAGGGAGTCGACCCCGACGGAGAGTTCGCCGAAGGCACCGGCCAGATCTTGGACCGCGGCGATGCCGCCCAACGCGGCGGACGATAGCGCCGTCTCGAACGTGGAGATCAGGGAACCACAGGCCGCCACCTCGCCGAGGAGGTCTCCCCCGACGTCCGAGGGGATCTCGTCCAGCCCTTCGGAGAACGCGTCCAGCGAGGCCGTTGCGGCCCCGGAGGCCTGGGGGAACGACACCTGAACCGGCGCCATCACCCGGGAGTGGTCCCCGTCCTCGATCAGCGTGACGGAGATGTCGACGCCCTGCCGCTCGTTCGCCTTGTACGACAGGTCGGAGATCCGACCCTCAAACACGCCGAACAGCGGGTGCTGACACGTGACCCGCTTGGCGTCCCGGCGGATCCCCTCGAGCTCGAGATACGTCGTCTCGTCGACCGTCGCTTCGATCTGCTCGGTTCGGGCGTTCTCGCCGAGGTCCTCGAATTCCTCGCCGTCTACCCCGATGGCCGCGCCGCCCTGCAGCCGCCGCTTGCCCGCGCCCGAGACCGACGCCGCGACAAACGACACGGTCCCGATCTTGGCCTCGGCGATGAGCTTGGATCGGATGGCGAAGTCCATCGTCATAGCAACCCCGGGATGTGGCCTTCACCAGCATCCAGCCGGCCGGCCCGTTCGCGAGTTTTCTCCTCCGTCCGGTTCAGCATGTTGTAGGCCGTGGAGACGAACTTCCTGGCCGCGGCTCCCGCGGCGGCCTGGGCTCTGTTGCCCGGCTCGCTCAGGTTCGGGACCGCGACCGTCACGGCCACGGGGGTCTTACCCTGGGCGAACTGCACCGCGGCACTTTCCAGGCTTTTGATCACGGCTCCGAGGGCCGCGATCTCCGGATCCATCGCGTCCATGCGGCGTTCACGCTGGCGCAACAGGAAGGCCCTCTCCTTTTGGTCCTTGGTCCCGGCGATCGTGTCGAGGCTGGGGATCTCCTGCCCCTGGAGTCGGGCGTTCTCCTCGGCCCCCTGGACGCGTGCGGCGTGCAGACGCCTGGCCTCCATCATGGCGGCCTCGGTGACGGCACGGCCCCCCTTGATGAGTCCGGCGGTCGAGATGGTCCCGCCCGGCCCCGTCATCTGGCCGCGGAGCTTCCTCATCGACTCGACGATCAGCGCGCCCTCGGGAGTGTTCTCCATCTCGGCGGTGAGGGCCTGGCCCTGCGCCCCGTACCTGCCTTCGGCGCGCATCTGTTTGAGCCGCTCCTTGCCCCGGGCTAGCTCCTGCTTGGCCGCAGCCTGCTTGCGCTTCGCCTCGTCGAACGAGGCCCCGGCGAACCACTGGCCCAGCTTGGTCCCCAACATCACCATGACGGGCGCGAGGGCGAAGGCGTTGGCCGCGGCACGGCCGAACGAGAACGCGGCCCCGGTGCTCGCTCCCGCGGCCGCCGCGCCGCCGGCCTCGCCGGCGGTCCCCGCGGCCGTCGTCCAGCCGGCCCCCATCCGCCCCGCCATCCCCACGGTCTTCATCGTCGCCCACGCGAGGACCACGTACTTGATGTTCTCGGCCAACATCTTGACGATGGTGGCGAGCTGCGGCCCGTACTTCACGAGCTGCTCGAACAGCGGGAGGAACACCTTGTGCATGGAGTGCGCCATGCTTTGCATGGTCCGGTCCCACCGCACGGAGAGCGATTGCCGCCGCGTGTCAGCGTCCCGCTCCATGTCGGAGACGGCGCGCCGCCCGCGGTAGAAGGACGTCAGGTCCCCTCCGCCGGACCCGGCGCCGAACAGGTCGGAGGCCGAGGAGAGGGACCCCTGTCGCGTGCCCCACCCGGCCTTAGCCTGGAGGGCGAGTTGCTGCGCCACCCTGATCCCCTCGATCCCGAAGGCCCGGCTCGCACCAGCCGCGAAGCGCGTTGGGTCCTTAACCCCGGCCTCCCCGATATTCCGCGCGATGGTCTCGAGATCCAGAAACTCGAACCGGCCGCCGGCCTTGGCCATGGCGTCCATGAGCTTCGCGCGCTTCTGCCCGTTGCGCGTGGTCGCCAGGACCGCGGCGATCTGCTGAACCTTCGTGCCTCCCTGCCAGGTTCCCACCTGGGCGCCGATCTCCCGCTGGATCTTGCTCGGATCCCTGGCCAGGTGCTCAAGGAAGCGCTCCAACGACGTCGCTACCTCGCCGGACTGGTCGGGGGTCTTGCCGCGCGCCGCGAGCTGGAAGAGGGCCCCGACTCCCGCGATCCCGCTGATCCCCTTGCCCGGAGCCCCCATCATGGCGGATGTAGCGTACAGCCTCCCGAGCTCCCCGCTGTACGCCTTGAACTCGATGGACCCGAGTTTCCCTTGCTTGTGGGCGATGGCGTAAGCCTGCTTAAACTCAGGGGATCGCGGATCGATCCCCATGGCGCCAGTGAGCTTCACGGCCACGCCGCCCAAGCTCTTGAAGTCCGCGCCGGTCGCGAGCGCCACGGTACCCATGTCTTTCAGCGTGGCCATCGCGACCTCGGCGTTGCCCGTCTGCACGATGATGGCCCGGGCGTACTCCAGGGTCTCCATGCGGCTCCGGCCCGTCGCCAGGCTCACCTTGTTGATCGCGCCCTCCATCCGATGGGCCCACGCGGCGGACTTGTCGCCGTTAATTCGCAGGTCCGTCAGGGCCGCGTCGAATTCCTTGACATCATTGATTCCCTTGGCGAATCCGGCGAACAGCCCGAGGCTTCCGGCGAACTGTCCGAGCGATCCAACGACTCCCGCGCCCATCTGCCGGGCCGTCTGCATCTGGGTACGGTGGAGCGCCTCCAGCGATCGTTGCGTCCGCTTGGCCGCAACCTCCCGCGCCCGCATCCCCTTCTCTTCTTCGGTGGCCGCCCGCTTCGAGGCCTTGGAGATCTTTTCGATCTGCGCCTCGACCTGGCGCATCGACGCCATCAGGGCCTTGGTGTCGGCCGCGAAGGTGATCGCAATGGTGTCGTTCTCAGCCACGCTCCACCCCGGCAAACGCCATGACGACGTCGGTCAACGTCTCGAGTTGGTTCGCCTCCACTCCCACGAGGGCTCTGAAGACGTCGTTTTCATGGGCAAATTGCATGGCCTGGCCCTTCTCGATCAGGTATCGGAAGAGGGCTCGGTCGGGGACGTCGATTGCTGCCCGACCAAAAAAAGCAGAGATCCCCACAGGGTCGAGGATCCGAAGCGCCTCCACAAGGCGGACGGCGGAAGGTTTTTTTTTACACCCTCGATGAACTCCTTGATCTTCTCGTCCGTCACGGTCGAGGGGCTGAGGCCCGCTTCCCACTGCTCGAACCGGAGCGACAGGTCCAGGATCGTGCCGGCGGGCAGGAGCTCGAACACGTCCCGGGTGATCAGGGGGGTGTCGTGTGAGTCCTCGCGCCGAAGCACGTGCTCGAGCATGAGGGCCTGCCACGTGTTCGTCGTCGCGACCTCAAAAAACTCCTCGGCCCAGTCGCCGAAGCGCGCGGCGTTCTTCTCCTCCTCGGAGGCCCGCTGGTGCTGTACCTCCATGACGGCCTGGATCCGAAGTCGGTCCTTTTGCCGTTGGGAAATCTCGGCGAACACGGCCCCGACGGTCCGGCCCTTGATCGTGACGTCGAATGGATCCGAGTAAATCGGCTCCGGGCCGAAGTCCAGGAGGGAGAAGGGTTTCAGTTTTTCGGGGGACATGGGATCTCCTGGTTCGGCCCGGGGCCGTGAGGCGCTACGCTGCGCCGATCTGCCAGCCCTTCATGATGACGGTCAGGGCCTTGTTGCGCTTGTCGTCGGGGTTTCCCTCGGCCGACTCGACCTTCATCTTCCAGGACTTGGGCCTGATCCCCCCGGCCTCCGTCAGCACCCCCTCGACGTGCGTCCGCGCGAGCAGGTCCCAGTCGACCTCCGGCTCGATGTCCCGGAAGACGGGGGTGGTGAACGTGACGGAAAAGGCACTGTGCTGACCTTCGGCGAACCCTATGGGATCGTTCGTGGGGGACATCCCGTAGAGGATCGCGACGTCGCCCTGCGCGATCTTGGAGAAGTTTGGCGGCCCGATCCGGTGAAGGATCTTGCCGTTCCAGTAGTAGGTCATTTTCGCTGCGTTGACCATGGGTTACACCCCCGAATCCAGACGGACCATGTAGTTGTGGATCTGCTTGACCATCTTGACCGGCAGCGCGACCTTGACGGTTCCGGCCACCAGATCCAGAGTGACGTCGACGTTTTTGAAGTCGTCGTCGACGTTGTAGATCAGGCCCTCCTCCTCGCAGTACTTGAAGGCGACGCGGCAGGACTCGCGGAACATCTCCGGGGTCTTGACGTGCTCGGCCGTCGTCGCGATGTCCTCGGTCTCGACCATGGAGGCGCGGTCGTAGTCGGCCGCCAGGCGCGCGTGCAGTACGTCCCGGACGTAGTCCAGGACGCTCATCAGGGCGAAGTCCATGACGCCGTAGGCGTCGCGGACTGACACCAGGCGCGTGATGTAGCAGCTCGACATCCCCGTGGGGGTGTTGAGCGGCGACACCCCGCCGTTCAGCATGGTCGTCTGCTCGGGCTCGGTGAACGCGTTGGCCCGGCTCGCCGGGTACATGTCGACGTCGATGCCGTCGTGCGAGCGCCCGAGATTCGGCTCTGCCGCGTACGCGGCCGCGACCTTGGCCGCGATCTCACCGATCCATTCGTGCGCCCCGCGGCGCCCCACCAGGCACACCCGCTGCCCGTCCGAGTCGTCGAGCACCCCCGCGTTGGTCACGAGGTTGGTCGGCGTGTCGATGTCGGCGCAGATGAGCTGAGACCCCAGCATGTTGGGGGCGTTGCTCTTGGTGTTGATGTGGTCCACCAGGAGCTCGATCTCGCCCGTCGTGTTGGTGAAGTCGTCCCAGGGGCAGATCAGGACCTTGGTCCGGGTGCTCGCGGCGTTCGCCAGGACCGTCGTCAGGACCGGGTATCCGGCGGTCCCGCCGGCCGTCACACCGGAGGCTCCCCACACGCACGTGGTCGTCACGCCCGGGTCCTGCAGCGTCGAGCACACGAGGCCGTTGCCCGCCGCGCCCGTGACGTTGTACGTCCAGGTCACCGTCCCCGCGGCGTTCACGGGGGTCAGCGGGCACTTGAAGCGGAGCTCCAGATCAGCCCAGGCCTTGACCACCGAGTCGCCCTGTACCGTCGGGGTCGCGAGGGCATCGACCGGGACCGTCAGGATGTGGCCGGCGATCTCGAAGATCCACTGGCCCGAGGCGCTCGCGTTCGTCGCGAACGTCTGGGTCACCGCGCCCGAGGCCGCGCCCGAGGCCGCCACCGCCATCCCGTAGACGCCTCCTTTGGGGCGGCCGATCGTCGGATGGTTGTACCCGAAGATGTAGGCGGCCATCTGGGCCCCAGGGGAACCAGCGCCGAACCACGCGATGGCCTCGGCCTCGGAGCCGAATGGCGTGGTTTTGACCTCGTTGGCCGCCGAGGTTCCGGCGACGGCGCGCTCCGCCAGGATCCAGATGTCCCGATTTCCGCTCGGGGGCGCTCCGGTGTTGCGGAGATAGATCTCGATCTCGATCTTCGGGACCGGCCCGCCGGTCGCCTGGTAGAAGGTCGGGGCGGTCATTTGTCACCTCGCTTCACCACCGGGGCCGGCTTGGCCTCGGGGATCTCCTCGACCGATCCGTCACGGATCAATCGGACGTAGTAGTCGACGTTGGGAACCTCGGCGTCGAAGGCCTCGCCCTTCGGGTTGAACCACCGCAGGTCGCCCCGCAGGTTGCCCGAGGCGTTGAGCCGCGGCACACGCTTGCCCGCGTCCACCGGGCCACGGATTCGAATCGACTTACGGACCATCGGTCACCTCGCTTAGAATCACGTCGGGCCCGATGACCGTGGCGGTGCCACCGGTCCCCAGGGTCCCGTCGCTGTAAGGGGTCATGGTTGCGGTCACGATGTTGCAGGCCGGCGGATCCTGCGCCAGGAACGGCATCTCCGCCAGGTTCACGGTCAGCGGCAGTTTGAAGCCACACAGATCAGATCCCTCGACCATCAGGGACGCGTCCCCGGTGATCTCGAGCTTGTCGATCCGCCCGTCCGCCAGGGTCCAGGTCGGCTCGGCCCCAGGGACCGGGCGCAGAGCCCCGGAGGCCAAGTGCGCTTGCAGCCTCCACAGCACCGACAGGGACCACGCCAGCGCCAGGGCCGAGCCCTCGGCGGGCCGTCCGTCGGGCTCCATCTGTCCCTTGGGCGTACGGTGCACGTACCAGAGCGAGCCCTTGATCTGCAGCCCGTCGTACACCCCCAGGGAGTAGGCCCCGGCCGTGGTGGCGGAGTAGCAGAGACAGGGGATCTGGGTGGCGTACACCTCCAGCTTGCCATCTTTCTCCTGGATGGGGGCCGCCGCGTACGTGCCCTTGCAGATCAGATCCAAAGACTCGGCGAACTGGATCAGGTGGCGATCTGCCCGAAGTGCCTGGTGCAGGTACGTCAGAAGCGCGTGGATGGGGCCGCCCTGGAGTTTCACGCGCCCCTCTTGCTGGAAATGGATCCGTACCCTCGGGACGTCTTCGTCACCGTGCCGCCCGACACCGTGAGCTCAACCTCAGACATCTCCCGAAGGTGCAGGTTGTGGAAATACTTAGCCCTTTCCATGTCGCCCGGGGACTCGCCTTGCTCGTACGCGTAGGCAGCGACAAGGTAGCAGGTAGCCCGGTTGAGTTCCGACGGGGTCGTCAGGTCGGCCTCGAGAACCGGATCCTTCTCTCGCCCCTCGAGTTCGCGCACGACTCGCGCCCACGCGCGCTCATGCTGGACACGCCAGGGGAACGGCGTGCCCGTGGTGCTCACGGCGTCGGCCATCCGTTGGGTCGTGAGGTTGTGGATCTCGACGTCCGAGAGGATCTCCAGTTCCATCATGGTCGCTTGCGTGGTGATGGATGTCGCCATGTCAGCGCATCGCTCCGGTGATCGCGGCCTTGACGGCGCGCCGCATGGCCGAGTTGCGATGCCCCCGGAGTTCGTCGGCGGCCTTCCGCCAGTGCGGTCTCTTCATCGACGGCTTCCACAGGTACGTCGACCGGCGCCGGTAGATCACGGCCCCGCCGCTCACCCACCGAAGCGCCCTGGTCGGCATACCCACACCTTTGTCGGTTCCGAAGCGCCCGCCTGTGGACAGGCTCTTTCCCGGCAGGATCGGTTTCGGTCCCTTGTTCCTGGGCCCGTACTCCAGGACTCGGCCGTACCACCCTCCCTGCATCCAGCCGGCCCGTACGCGCACGCGCGTGGAAAACGCCTTGAATTCCTCTCGAAACAGGTTGTTCCGCAGGTTCCCCGTGGGGTTTGTGAAGATGCTTGCCTGGTGGTTTCCGATCCAGGCGATGACCTCGTCGGCCGCCTTCTCGAGTGCGACGCCGACGACGGACGCAAGCTTCTCCTGCCCGCCGACCAGCGCACGGCGCCAGGCTTTGTCGCCCCGGATCGTGCACTGGATCGTCGCGGCCATCAGGCCCCCTTGCCCTTCCGCCTGGTGCCGTCCCGGAGATCGTAGAGCTTCAGGAACGCCAGGAAGTCGTGTCCCAGCTCCGCCGGGGGCGCGTCCGGGTCGAACACCAGGAGTCGCCCCATGTCGACCTCGGCCCGCGCGGGGATGGCCTTCAGCGTCCACCCCGTCGCCGGGTCGTTCTCCCACTCGAGATCAGCGCCCGGATCCACTTCGAGGATCTGGGCCCCCCAGACGGTCGCCCGCTGCGCCATCGTCTCGTTGATGGGTCCGCAGATCCCATCCTGAAACAACAGCCCCCGCAGGTCCGCTTGGAACGTCGGACCTTCACGGCTGTAGGCCATGAACTGGCGGATCCTTCCGATCGGCATGATGCCTCCGGGCGGAGGAAGGGGATCCGGGCGTGGAGTAGAAAGCCCGGATCCCCAGCCTACGCTACGTGATGTTGTCCAGGATGAACACCGAGTCCATCGCGGCCGTCACCGGCTCGTACGTCAGCGTCCCGATCATCTGGTGCGCCTCGGTCGACCCGTTCTCCCCGATCTCGCGGTAGTAGAAGGGCATCGGCGTCCCGCCGGGGGTGCCGTCCTGAGCGACTCCGCCCATCTGGCGGTTGGCCGACACGCTCGCCGCCAGCTCGGTCCCGAGCTGCAAGTACTTGCAGTGACAGTGAGTCTGGCCGAGCACGAAGCCGTAAACCTTCGTCAGGTTCACGCTCGTGCCGTTCATCGCCAGGTCGTTGTGCGGGATGAACGGGTTGTCGATGATGGGGATCCCGTGGTACGACAGGCCGTTGAACTCCGTCCCCATGAACTCGACGCCGCGGTTTCCGCCGGCGCCCCAGGCCGCAATGAGCGGCTCCACCTTGAGATACTCGTCCTCGCTCATCACGAGGCAGCACTGCGAGGGGTTGCCGCCGGAGGCGTTCAGGAGCTTCTTCGTGATCCACCCGAGGTTCGTCTGCGACAGCGCGTCGCCCGTGGCGGTCGGGGCACACGTGGTGTAGCCGGTCGCCCAGGTGCCCTTCTTCGACAAGTTGCCGAAGTTCCGGTTGTCCGGATGGCACTGGATCCCCAGGCCAGTGGCCTGGAGGTTCGGCGTGAACGTGATGGTGTCCTCGACGTTGCCCGCGGCGTTGAGCGTGGCCCAGGTGCCCGAGACGATGACCCAGCGGAGACCGTCCTCCGAGGGGATGGGCACGCGCCAGTAGTTGCCCGCGGCGAACGTCACGGCGGTCCCGTAGTTGGAATCGCCCGGGGCCTTGAACTGCATCGTCTTGGCCGCGGCGATCCACTTGAGGTAGCCGGTCTGTGCCGTGACCGCGGTCTCGTTGTGGACGTGCTGGATGTCGAACATCCGGGGACCGGCCTCGACGTAGGCGGCGGCGCCGAGGAGGGCGGCGATCGCAACGCTCTGGGTCGTGGTGCTGGGCTGGCCGAGCAGCAAGTGCTGCCGGAACAGCTTGGCCGCGCCGGCCCAGATCTGCGACATCTTGACGTCGTGGGGGTCGTGCCCGGTCTGGCCCTGGGCGGCCGCGGCCTCGACCATCAGGTAGTCGTCCTTCTTGTAGATCTGGTTCAGGAAGGCCTTGTAGCTCGAGTGGGTGAACGCGCTGGACGTCATGGCCCCGTAGAAGCCCTTGACGGCCGCGCCCGTGGGCTCGGACGTGACCTCCTGGATCCACTGGAGCCCCGGGGCTCCGACCAGCGGGATCCTGGCGACCAGGGGATCCGGCTTGACGAACCAGTTTTGGATCAGCTCCGCCAGAACAAAATCTTTCTGGAGGGCGCGAGACGTTGCGAAAGTCGTGGCGGCCATCGATCAGGCTCCTCAGCCGCGCGCGGCGGCTCGTTCCGCGTTCAGCCGCCTGGCTTCGGCGATTCGATCCAGGTGGTCAACGCTCTGCAGTTTGGGTTGTGCCGGGGGCGGCGCCGGGGCCGTTACGCCTCGGGTCGCTGGACCGGCCGGGGGGGCGGCGTGCTGGGACTTTTTCTCAGCCCACCAGGCCTTGACCACGGCCTCGGCCTCGGCGCCTCGGCGCTCGATCCCCGCGCCATCGGTGTGGATCAGGGTACCATCGGGAGACATGGACAGGCCCTTGACCCGCGTCTTCGCGAGGATCAGGGCATCTTCTGGGTCCACCGCGCCGGCCAGTAGGGTGCCCAGCCGCAGATCCAACAGGGTGCCCAGCCGCGCCTGTTCGGCCGCCGCGGTGCGGTCCCGCTCGGTCTTGAGCTCCGCTTGCGCGGCCTCCAACCGGCGGATCGCCTCGGCCCGGCGTTCCTCCGCCAGATCCGAAGCGCTCTTGCCCGCGTTCTCGATCTCCCGAAGCCTCGCCTGAGCCGCGGCCGCGTCGGCCCGGGCGGTCTCGAGCTCCGTCCGGACTGCCGCCGCGGGCTTTTCAGCCCTTCGGATCCGGTCCTCCAGTTGCTCCTTCGTGAGCACCTGGAACCCGGATTTGATCAGGATCTCGCGGGCCTGCTCGGGAGTGACGGGGGGCGGCGTCGCCGTGGGCGTCGGGTCGGTGGTCGTCGCCGGGATTCCCGGCTGGGGATCTGCTTCTTTCGACATCTCTGGATCTCCGCTCCGCGGAACCGCCGCGTACGTGAGATCCAGTGTCTACCGGATTCGAATCCGTGTCAAGTAGGTTCGGGGCATTGTGCCCCGAGGCGTCACAGGTAGGTGCGGAGAAGGTGAGCCCGCATCGACAGCCGCTTTAGCGTTCTCTCTTCGATCTGGCGGATCCTCTCCCTCGTCAGCCCGAAGATCAGGCTGATCTCCTCCAGCGTCGCGCCCCCTCGGTCCGCCACGTCCAGAACACAGGTCTCCAACATGCCTTGTGGATCTCGGATCCTCAACGGATCCAAAGAGCGGATCGCCAGGTGATACCGGCAGCTTACCCATGGGCAGGGGCGCAACCCCCGCCTGCACTGTCCCCGGGTGAGCGGACGGATCCTCTCGGCCTCAGCCAGTTCCTCGGGCCAGGCGTCCCGTTCAGGCCAGCGTTTTTTCGCCCCCATGGTCCTCCTCCTTAGGCTCTCGGACCGGCACCGGCAGGCCCCTGGCGTGCACGGCCACGAGCCCCTCGACGTAGGTATCGAGCGACACCCCCGCCTCCCGGGCCGCTTGTTCCAGCCGGGCCCGGTAGCGCCCGGGGATCGCGATCGAGATGACCATCGCTACCTCCCTCCTTCGAGGAGGTACCAGCCGACGGCCGTGACGAGGACGGCGGCGCAGAGGATCAGGATCCAGCTCGTGGGGCTCATGGGTCCACCTCGGGCCACTCGGGCACGTAGGACCGGAGCCGATCGGCCTGCCACGATCTCGCGACGTCCCGTGCGGCGGCCCCTGCGGCGGCCCCTGCGGCGGCCCCTGCGGCGGCCCCTGCGGCGGCCCCTGCGGCGGCGGCCCCTGCGACGTCCCGTGCGGCGGCCATCTCCGGCTCCGTGGCCTCACCTCGCAGGTAGGCGCGCGCCACTCTGATCGCCTCCCACGATCTCGCGTCGGGCTCCCGGCCTGCCTCGCGCTCCCTCGTCAGCGCTCTCTCCGCGCAGTCGCAGGCGAACGACCTCGGACCGCCGGGTGTCGCGTGGTGCGCGACGTGCAACGCCCACAGCATCCAGTCGGAGCGCCGGCACCCTCGCCACGCGTCCGCCATCGTCGCGCCATCGGGCAGCGTCGCGATCCAGTCCTGCGCATCGCCGCAGGCGTTGTGAGCACTGGCCCATGTCCTCGCGTCCGTCGTCATGTTCTAACCTCCCATCGGGCCGGCCCCACCCAACGGAGCCGGGTACGCCGGGCCGGGATGCCCGGAGGCTGCGGGGCCCGCCGAGTCCCCAGTGCCGCGAGCGCCACGGAGAGGCACGGCTCGCAGATCCCATGGCTCACACGCTCGCCTTCGAGTTCGTCGCCGGGCTGCCCCGGCAGGCTCTCGCCGCACCAGGCGCAGCGGCGGGTCACCATGACACCTGCTGCCCGGTGGCCACGTTGATGATCTGGTTGTGCTCCCCGGAGCAGTACCCAAGGGCTCGTCTGGCGCGTCGAATCGCCCCGTCTAGGGTGCGGTGCCACCATCGCTCTCCGTACAGCCACACATGATATCCGGTCCTGTGTTTCATGCTGTCATCCTGCCCTCGCGGGCGTGATCCCGGGCGCCGGCGGCGGGCCGGCTCGCGTCCTCCGCGCCCGGGGAGCGGCTACTCGTCGTCGCTCGGGGCTGCGTCGATCTTCTCGGCGAAGTCGTCTACGAACCCATCCACGTCCCCGTGGAGGCAGGTGTACCTGATCACGTCGGCGAGATCGCCGATCATCTGGCCCTCATCGTCCTCTGGGTAGGGCCTGGCTACCCAGTAGGTGCCGTCTTCGTGCTGCCGGGCGAAGTCGGCGGTGAAAACGGTCGAATCCAGGTTCCCCATCCCGGGGGCCCGGACCCCACACACCTCCACGCCGAAGTCGGCGGTGAGGTATTCCGCGATGTGCTCGCGGGCCAGATCGATCGCGTGCTGAGTCGTCATGCTGTCCTCCTGGGGCTTCCGCCCCTGTGATCCCGGGCGCCGGCGGCGGGCCGGCTCGCGTCCTCCGCGCCCGGGGAGCCTAGTAGCGCTGGTAGCCTGCGTCCTTCGCCGGGTCGCTGAGGTCGGACAGCAGCTCGTCAGTCGTGCGCGGGTCATCCCATGTCAGGTACCGGGAGTACACCCGGCACTCCGCCGTGCCGTACGCGGCGCCGTCGGCGGCGACCATTACCGGGCGCCCGTAGCTCGAGCTGGGGTGGTCGGTCGTGAGCGTCGCGTCGATGAGTCCGGCGGGGGTGCTGATCTGGTACTGAGCGTTCATGGTGTCTCCTGGTCGGCAACAACCGACGTACCCAAGTGTTGCACGTGCCGTGCCAGGTTTCGCAATATGCAAGTACCTGATTTTGCATGGGCCAAATATGACCGCACTTGTCCTCTATTGGGGCACAACGCCACGGTTCGGGAAGTGAGCGGAATCATTGCGGAATCATGCGGGGCAAAAAGCCACGGCTGGACAAAGTGCCCCACGGGGTTGCGCGCTAAGTGCCTGATATCTCGCGATCTCGGTTTGGCACGGTTGCTGCATTGTTAATCGGGCATGACTACCACGAATCAAAACGGCACCTACTCGGCAGATGGCATGGTCCGGCTTAATGGCGCGGAAGACGTCCGTGAGCTGGGCCCCCGCCCTGAGACCTTCGTCGCCCTGGACCAGGACGGGGGCGAGGTCTACCGCTCTGGCTACCGCGCGGTGGCCGAGCATTTCGCCCGGCTGAACAACGGCACGGTCCGAGAGGACTAGGAGGACATCGTGGACATCGACACCATCGAGCAGTGCTGCGCTGGTCAGTCTCCCCACACGGCGGAACTCATCCGCCTGGTCAACACCCTGAAGTGCGGCACTAGGGCATGGCGCAGAGCCGTGGCCGAACTGGAGGCCGTAAACCTGGAGTCCGCGCGCGAGCAGATGCGCGGTCTCCCGCGAAAGGGAGGTAACGCATGACGTCGACTGAAATGGTATCGGCAACGCTCTGGATGCTCAACGCCCTGGACATGCTCCCGCCCGGGACTCCGGAGCAGGAGGCCGAGGGGGATCGGTTGTGGGTCGAGGCGATTGCCCTGCGGGGCATCCTGGAGAGGGATGCTCAGAGGGAGGATGGCTGATGCCGCAGACGCAAAAAGAGGTTGACATCGCGTACGTGCTGACCGCGCTGATGGTGCTCCGCGCCCTGGCGCTCAATCCGCGGGGGTGGACGGAGGCGCAGCGGAGGGAGCACGATCGGCTGATGGACGAGGCCTTTTACCTGCGGGGTGTCCTGCTTGGCGCCCAGAAAGAGGGATGACCATGAAGACGACGATGCTGACGGTGCTGGTGCTCACGATGGTCGGGTGCGGGCAGGGGTACGACGGATGCCCGGACGGGGCCCAGGAAGTGGGTGGCAGATGCCTGCGGGTGAACGTCGGGGGTGCGACGTGGGACGAGGCCGAGGCCATGTGTGGAAAACAGGGTGGCCACCTACTCTCCGTGCCCGAGGTCAGGGACGCGATCGAGCGGGAGGAGGTGGCCTGGATCGGCCTGCGGCTGCCGGCGGACGCGACGGCGTGGGAGTGGTCGGACGGCAGCCCCGTGGAGCCGGCCGAATGGGCCGGCCCGGTCGACGCCACGGATTACGATCGGTGCATCGCGGCCGGGGGCGGGGACTGGACGGTGCTGCCCTGCGTCGGGCCTGCCCCTCCGACCGCTCCCTACGTCTGCACTGTCCCGCGGTAGTCTACTCGGCCAGCTCGTCGAGCTCATCCTGAGCGATGGGCCCGCCTCGCGCCCCGGAACGATACCGGGGCTCCCACCAGCACGCGCAGTGCGGGTGCCCCATGCGAGGCCACTGCGCTGCCTCGTCGAGCGACATGAGGTGGCCGGCCATGGACTCGCAGATGCAGCGGCGGCCCGCGTGGGGGCCCGAGCGTCGGACGGGCACGCGGGCGACGTACCGCCTGCGGCTGCCCTGGTTCAGGCGCCACACCACTCCCAGGATGGCGCCGGAGGCGCGCCACTGGCGGACCTGCCGGGCCCGGTAGGCAGCGGCGACCTCGGTCCGGATGATTCTCTCGGCGTTCTCGCGCTGCTTTTCCGCAGTCCAACGGCCGATGGCCCGGTCCATCGCGGCGGGGCCCTTGGCCTGGAGGATTTGGCGGAGCTCCGCGTACGCGCCCCGGGTGTCGGCGAGGCCGCCCTTGGCGTGCCCCAGGTAGTCCGGCAGGTCGCCATGCTGCAGGGTGATGCGCCTTCCGCCCGCTCCCTCTCGCCCGTAGACGTGGCGGTCCAGGCGAGCCATGTCGCGTTTCCACGCGAGGGTTGCGGCCCGATGGGCAGGCGTGCCCTGCGCCGTCCCGAGCTGCGCCAGGCGGTTGCCGCTCTGCCGCAGGTCCCGGAGCAGCTTCGGGACGCGCTGGCCCTGTCCGAACTCTCCGGCCCCGGCCTTTCGGACTTCGAGGATCAGGGCCTTGCCGCTCGCGTCGAGGGAGTGGCCCTCGGTGACGACCCGGCGGATCGCCTGCATGGCCTCGGACTGCGCTCGGGCCACCGACCCATGGAGGCGCTCGGAGAGGGCAACCTCCGGCTTCTGGGGGCCAGCCAGGGACTCGAGGAGCTTGCCGCCGGGGGTACGGAGGGCGGCGGGAGGCGGACGGACCGCGGTCCCGGGGGCCACCAGGGGAGCATCGACGGAGCCGGAGATCGCGGCCTCGACGGACGCACGGGCACCGCCCTGCAGGCCGCGGGTGCGGGAGGCCGGCGCGTAGGTCCCGCGGGCCCCGGCGGTTTGCTCGGCTGCCACGCGATCGGCCATGCGGGCGGCGTCGCCGACCTGCCGGACGAGCACGGAGGCGAGGCGCAGGCCATGACGTCGCCAGAGTACCGCGGCCTCGGCCTCGACGACGTCGGCGGAGTAGCCGGCGGAGCGGATCCGGTCGAGGGCGGCCTGGGCTTCGGCGCGGTTCTCGGCGTCGAGGGCATCGACCGCTTCCTCGGCCGCGCGGATCAAGGCGGCCTGAGCGGCGCGGACTTCGCGGGGCCGGGGCTTGCGGGCGGGTTCTGGCACGGGCTAGGACCCGGGGTTCGGCGACGGCTCGCCCGACATCTCGCCCGGGCGGAGTTCGGGGGCGCCAGCCCCGCCGGCCGCCGGGGGCGGCTCGGAGGCGGCATCCTCCAGGGCGCGCTTCATGTCGGCCGCCGCTTCGACGTCGTCGGCCACGCTCTGCTCGATCGAGGCTCGGAGCTCGTTGCGGCGATCGTCCGTGATGTCGGGGAGCACCAGATCCACCATTTTGCAGGCCAATTCAATTTTGACCTCCGGATCGGTCGTGAGGGCACTCCCCTCGACCAGATCGGCGATCTGCTTGGTACTGGACAGGGCCCCGAATTCCGTGGGCCACTCGGCTCGGCTCTGCGGGTCCATCTCCTCGCCGAGGAGAGGGGCGACCAGCTCCATGACCGCGTACTCGCCCTGCGAGAGCGCGCGGGATGCCACGCGGTACTGGTGGGAGCTGGCGTGCTCCACCTGCGCCAGGGCGATGCCGGAGGACACCCCGTCGGTCCCCATGATCCCGTAGGGCAGCAAACTCTCGATCTTGAGGTCTGCCAGCCTTTTTGACAGGTGCTCGAAGGGGCCGCTGTCCGGGCTCAACATCATGGGGGGCTGCTTCGAATCCGCGGGGAACGTGCCGACCTGGTCGGGTCCCTTGACGATCTCGGCCGGGTCGTCTGGGGTGCCCAGGCAGGGATACCACACCATGGAAAACGCCGTACTGCTCTCCAGCTTGCGGAGCTCACTCGCAACCCGGTAGTACTCGAGTTGGGCCAGGGCCGCGGTTTCCGTGGGGGAGCGCCAGCCCTCGTACTGCACCGCGGCGATGGGGGCAGCGAGGAACAGGGGCTCGCCCGCGGGCGCGATGTCGGCGCCTGCCTCGGGCACCTGCTGCCCGTCCCAACGCCCGGCCTCGCACACCCGCAGGTGTGCCACCTGCTTGGTCCCGACCTCCAGGATTTCCGCGTCCTCGGCCACGTAGTCCACGGCCCACCACCCCTCCGCGTCGATGGTCCAGTACCGCCGCACCGTGGCCCGGTCGCTGCGCTCGCCCATGGGGCCGGCCGGTAGGCTGATCTCCTCGTAGTACCGGGCCCACGTGAGCCTGTCGTAATCGTCGGTCTCCCACATGACCAAGGCCTCGGGGCTGATCACGTCGAGGACCACACGGGGCAGTCCCGAGGCCTCGCGCTGCGCCTCCGTCTCGACGTCGAGGGCTGGCCGGTGCGGAAACACGTAGCACACGCCGTAGCGGAGCATCATGGGCAGGACGTGGTTTTGCACGAACAAATCCCAGGTCGCCCCCTTGGTGTCGACCCAGTTGAGCCAGTCGCGCACGGCCGCGGGATATTTGTCGCGGCGGGCGCTCCGCTGGGACAGCACGCCGATCAGATGGCTGATCCCCTGCTGCACGAACCGGGGGCAACGGGCCTCACGGACGCGCCGCTGGTACTCTCGAGTGCTCTCTTTTTCGTGTGGGATCAGGTAGCTGGGGATGGTGTTGAACGCGTCGCTGGGGCCGTAGTATTCCGTCAGGACGGCACCGTAGGGGCCCGTGAGCTCGTGAGAATCGCGAAAAAACTTCCACCGGTCGATCCACTTGCTCCAGTCTGGGTGGCGGACCTGCAGGAGATCGATGGGGACGGGGGTGCCGATCGAGGGGATCATGGGCGTAGGGTACCACTGGGGATCAAGGCTGTCAACGCCGCTCCTTCGCGCGGTGTCCCTTGGGCTGACTCGAGACGAGGGCGCTGTACACCGCGTAGCGCAGGGCATCGGGGTAGTGGGCGCGGCCTACCACGTGGGATTCATCGATCTCCTGGCCCGGCTTGGCCGGCGGGAACTGCAGGGTTTGGATGTCCCTGATCAGGTCCTTGTTCGATTCCGCGATGTAGATCCACGAGGCGAGGCGCCTGCGCTCCGTCGGGACCTCGGGCCCATCACAGGGGTGGCGGACCGAGGCGCTCACCCGCATGAGGTTGCGGAGCGCATTCCACCCCTCGTCGCGCGCGTTCAGGGCCTTCTGCGTTCCCGGCACGGCTTTGGATCCCTTGACCACCCCGAGCCAGGTGTTGACCGCCTCCGCGTCGTCGGGAGGCACGTACCAGGTGACGCGATGCACGCCGTCAGGGCCACGGATCCCGAACCTCGGGATCCATTCGCGCGCCTTGTCCGCCCGCTCATCCACGGTGGTCCCGGGCTTCGCCCATGTGGCACCCGGCGGGATGATGACGCGGTTGTCCGGATCCATCCCCATGGCGATCAGGGCACCCGTGCTGAAACCCCAGTCTGGCGCCCCTACGCGCCTCGAGGTGGACTCGAAAAGCCGCTGAGCCACAGCGTCTGGGATCACGTGGATCGCCGGATGGAACCCCGGGAACACGGCCTGCGTCGGAGCCACGAAGTCTCCGTCCAGCTCCTGCTCTGCGAACGCCTGGCCGTATGTCGCCCGTAGAAACTCCGCGTACCCCGGATCGTTGTTCCGGTTCGTCTCGGTCCTGGCGGCCACGAGGTAGATGCGCTCCTGAGGCTGCACCCCCTGCGCCCAGATGCCCTGGTCCCACGCCTGAGGGAGCAGTTTCCCATGGATTCCGAGCTTCTCAGCCAAGTGCCAACGCGGGGAGCCGGTGAACAGGAACAGGGGGAACCGGAGCGGCAGCCCCTTGAGAGCGCCGCGGAGCCGGCCAATCACCAGGTCGTAAGCCATCTCCCACAACGCCCACGTCCCCACCTCATCCCCCCAGCACCATGCCCAGCTCGGGCCGCGGATCTTCTGCAGCGTGCCCGAGTCCTGAGCGGATCGGATCTGGATCTCCGATTCCCCATGCGGCGTGTAGACGATGATGGCCTCGTCACCACTGGCTTTTCGGTGATGCCACGCGACCTCCTCGGGTGGCCACCACTTTCTGATCTCCGGCATTGTCGCTTGGTGAAATGTCGTATAGGAGGGCGTCACGATCCCCGCACACCGTCCGGGCGCCTGGAGTGCGGCGAGCTCGTACGCGAGAGCTGCACCCACCGCCGTTTTTCCGCTGCCGATCCCCCCGAGGAATCCGCACACCTTCGCCCTGGGGTACAGGGCAGCCTCGCGGATCCTCCACTGAGCCGGGCTCGCGTGGTCCCAGAACGAAAAGCGGTGGACTTCGGGATCGGGATCTGGAGTCGGGCTCGGCATCATGCCCCCTGACGCACGGGCAGGGGCACCACGCCCCCGATCGGATCGTCTGAGGCTCCCGCAGGGGGGGCAGCGATCGGCACGCTGCCGAGCTCCGGACGGCCTTCCCAGCGGATCACCAGTGGGCGGAGCTTCGCCCGTGCCTCGAGGGAGCGGGCGAGAGCTGCGTCACGGGCCGACAGGGCGTCGAGGATCAACTTCAGCCAGCGGCGCTCCTGTTCCTGGCCCTCGGCCGCGCGGATACCCAGGGCTGCCATGGATGCCTGCTCGGCTGCCCTGGCAATCACATCCTGGTAGTCCTCGGGGGGCGCGAACGGCTGGATCTGGGCGGTGAGGTTAGGATCGGAGGTACGAGGTTGTTTGGGGCGGGGGCGTCCGCCGAGCTTCCCTTGCGCCCGCTGGGCCTCCATACCGACTGCCGAATGCGAGTAGCAGGTGGGACCGTCGTCGTAGAGAGGGCGTCCGCACGGCTGGCCTTTGCGCAAGCCTTTGCGTAGCCTAGCCCTACAAGTTTTGAGTTCTTGCTCAGGCTTAGTCTCGGTCTTGTCGTTGGCTTCGTCGCTCATGGGGTCAGTTTGCCACGGGGGCTAGTCGCATGTCAAGTCGTCTGGAAGCGAGGCCAGTTCTCTGAGGGGGGCGATGCTCTCAAGAGATTCCATCAGGTCGAGGAAGCAAGATCTCATGTGGTCTGGGTCGAGATCGTCGGTGTCGGGCAGCATCATTCCGCGTGGCAGGGGGGCATTTCCGATCAGGCCGATAATATTCCGAGCCGATTCCCGGAGCAGGGTATTTATTTTCTGGGTTATATTTTTCATCGCATTTTCTCCTTGGGAGACTTTTGCGGTTTTGCATATGGCAGTCCCCTACGCGCACAGGATCGCGCGCGTACGTAAGTATTTGAAATTAAAGAAAAGAGGTTAAATTCGCCATTTGCTACGCGATCGCGCGCGCGCGTGGTCAGGGCTATGCCTGCGCGAATTCCCACGCGTATGAGCGTTTGCCATATGCAAAACCGCAAAAGGGTCATCACAACCCCACCATGGCCGCGGGATTAATTTCCAGAATATTCCTCGGCCGGCCTTTTGTCGGTTTTGTCAGTATGCGGGTCCATCCGTATTCGGTCAACACCTTGATCGCTGCGTCCGTTTTGGCCTTCGACCCGTGACGGTAGACGTCCCTCACGGTGATCTCCTCACCCAGGGCCCCGGTCTGGATTTTTTCCGCCAGGGCGCGGGCCCCCCGCATCGCATCGGTTTCCTCCGGAGCGTACACCTTCCGGGCGTGCTGCTCGAGCCAGCGGACCCAATGCACCGCCCTGAGGGTGGCCAGTTCCCCGATGGGCCCCGTGGGGTTGTCGGCCAAGTGCAGGACCATGGCCAGCTTGGGGGTCAGAGAACGGTACTTGGAGATATGGGACTTTAGCGCTCCCCTTCCTGCGAATTCGTCAGATCTCATCCTGGCTTCGATCTCCCGTTGCCAGTGGTCGTAAGTGGCCTGCCCCTGAGCGTCGAAGAGCAGGCCTGGGATGCGTGCTGACTTGGTCCGGGCCTCTCCCCCTAGGGCCTGTGCCGTCGCCTTGTGGAGGCGCAGATAGGCCCCTTCCGCACGGGTCGCCGCGGACTCGTTAGGCCAGCGCTCGTTTTTGCGGAAGTCGGGGATCTGGTCGGGCCACGCGAGGAGCTGGAAGCGCTGCAGCATCCCGTCGGCTCGGCCACCCCCGCCCATAGCCCCGGAGACGTGCTCGGCCAGTGGGCCTGGCTGGATCCCACCGATCACCGATAGACAAACGGCTGGCACGTGAATCGTCGGACGGGAAACGCGGTCCTGCGTGAAGCTCCCGTCCCCGTTCCACCCCTCCAAGTAGAAGGGGCGATCGCCCTCCCGCCCAGCCCGGTCCATGAGCTGCAGCCATGCCGTGAGTTCCTCGCGAACGATCAAGATCCCGTCGGTGTTCTCGTTGAGGATCATGGCCAGCTTCTCAACCGTCGAATCATTCGTCTTCAGCCGCTTCGCCCCGGTGGGGATCCGTTGCAGTTCCCTGATCGCTCCCTCGATCTCCCGCTCATCTATCCCCTTGCCCCCCTTGGCCAGCTTCTCGAGCGAGACCCGCTTGGCCATGAAGGAGGGCCCTACCGCCTCCCACTCCTCCCGCAGGGCCCACTCGAGCGGCTGGAGATGCGCCAGACCCCGCTTGATCCCCATCGTCTTTTTGATCCCCGAATCCCCCACGATCGCCCCCCAGAGATTCCCCGGGATGCACCACGCCGGTTCGAAGCCCCCCGGGCAGATCCCCACCTTCCGCCCGATCACTGCCCCGAGCGCGACCATCGCGGGGATCGCCGCGTACTCCAGCGGGGCCGAAGCCGCCTCCATGACGTCAACGATCCAGTCGCGGAGTGAGTCGGGCAAAATCGCCGGATCCATCGGAGGCGCGGGGTGCGTCTTCGGGGGGAGCGGCCGCAACTCGGGCCACGGATCCCGGTTGTCGTCGCTCCCCGGCTCTCTGGTCATGGGCTCAGGATGCGCCTCAGCAGTTGGTCCATGGTGATGGGGTGCCTCTCCAGTAGGTCCGCCACCTCCCGAAGCTGCCGCGCGATCTCCAGAGCCAGCAACGGATGTGAGGGAGCCAGGGGGGAGTTCCCGTGGCTCTGCGGATCCGGCTCGGAATCCGCTGTCGATGGTGCGGTTGATCTCGTGTTCGGCAAGTCCAACAACTCGGCCAGCGGCGGCAAGGGCGTTTCGTGCTTCTCGGTCATCGAGGATACCTCCGGCTACGAGGCGGCCAATCGAGTAGGCCACGGTGTTGAGGGTGTGGTTTCGTTCGCCCTGCACGGAGGCCCGGATCTCCTCCTCGGCCCGCGCCAGGGCGGCGCGTCCATAGCTCTCCTTTCTCCGCTGCTCCAGCGGAAGCCCGCTTTGGATCCTCTCTTTGGATCCGCTCTTTGGATCAACTTTGGATCCGCTTTGGATCTGGTGCTTCGGCGTGAGGATGAGGGTACTGATCCACTCGGGCAGCGGGGGCAGCAAGAACGGCTCCACCAGGGGCGTGATCCACTGGTACGCCCCCCGCTCCGTGCGCGATGGCTCGACGCACACGTAGCCCCTGCCGTTGGCGCGGACGTCGACGCCAGGTGGAAGGGATCCGCGCCCGTTGCCCGTGATGGCGGACGAGGATCCCCACAGGTGATGCCCACGCCTGGGGGTGCGCTGGACGGGCCCGGGCCAAACGATCTCCGAGAAGGTGGGGAGGATGCGACAGAGTTCCGCTCTCCCGTCGATGCCCTTGGCAGGATCCAAATCCACGTCGATGACGACGACGCCATCGGGGATCACCAGGCCGAGGTTAGGACCCGGGTAGGCGGCAGACAGGGCGGCCCACTCCTCGGGGGTGTGGGCGGCGTCGTGAAGCCCGTGGGGACAGGACGGCGCCTTGTCCGCACGGCAGGGGATCAGAGCGTAGCCGATGGCGAGGTAATCGAGTGGCGTCATGGTGTGCTCCTTGCCCACGATACCCAACGGACGACACAAGATCTAAGCGCGTCAAGGTCGGCCTCAAACCACGGTATAACCCCTTGCGATCTAAATACCATCATCCTGTGTACGTTTAGGTTCCTTGGTTCACCTCCGACCACGAAGGTTGTCAAGCCGTTGTGTATTCTGAACGAATCGAACATGATTCGTTGTCCAACCCCTAGATCCACCCCTGGACCTTTGAACTCCAGGATCAGCCCGTGCTTGCCAATCTGGACTACTCCATCCAGATCTCCAAACGAGATCTTGCCAGGCAAGCAGTCTTTCAGGATCTCGACTCTCGCTCTGTGGATCTCGTTAAAGCAGCCTCTCTTGGAGCAGTCCCATCGGAGCGCATACGGGTCCGTCACTCTCCACCCCCAATCCACAAAGATCCCTCTCCCTCGAAAGCAGAGCAAAAACCTCTCGAGTCGTCTCCGATGTACAGGATAGCTTGACCCTGCAACGGCGCCCCTGGATTGCCGTGTGGATCAAGGAAACGGATCCGTCCTTTGGGGAAGCACACGGCTGACGCGATCGATGCCAGGGCGGAGAACCAGGCCGTTTCGGTGGCGTTGTTGACGAGCACGATCGCTTCGTCTACGCGCCCGGCCTCCACCTCGGCGCACATTTTCGTGCAGAACTTATCAATCAGTCCGGACGCATAGGGCGGGTTCATCCAGACCCGTCCGCTCCAATGTCTGGTCAGTCCGTCGTCTTCCTTGCTGTAGATCTGCTCTGCTCCGACCCGCTTGTTGGCGATGTCGCTTGACGCTGGGTCCAAATCGATCGCGCCCCACATCCTGCGCACTCGATCGAGTATGTGCGATGGAGTGTACCACTCATTTTCTCCGGTTGCCTGCCCAACGTGAGCCATCTTGGAGGCCACGGCGGCCGGTTGATCTCCCCTCGGGAGCCTGGCAATCGTCTCCGCCGCCGAGACGGCAACCCGGCCTGAGTCGACGGCATGGACGAGTTCCGGCGTGCCGTGCTCGAGCACCACCCTGGCCCTCCGGGTTTCGCGTTCCGATGTGTTGAGCAGGCCAGCAGCCTGCGCCTGAGTTGGGACAGACGGAGCGGAAGCCGGCCAATTGGCCGGCTTCGCTGGACGATGGTTGGCCAGCGTGGCGATCCGTGCCGCCACCATGGCCCGCTGGGACTCGGACAGGTGGCGACGGCGCAGGTTCCGGGAGATGACCTCACCAAGTGGATCCGTCCCCTCGTATTCCTCGGTGATTGGCGTCACTCCGGCAATCCCGCACGCGTTCCACCTGTTGCGACCGTCTAGGATTTCTCCGTTGAAAAGCAAGATCGGATCCAGTTGCCCCCTGGTGCGGATGTCCTCGGCCAGTTCCTCGAGTGCGACACCCTCGATCAGCGGGAAGATCTGAGCGCAAGAATGGGCCTTCATGTGAGCCTCACAAAGCCCCTCACCCCTCCCGGACACGTTGCGAGCGTGGGAGCCCGGGAGGGGGTTGGGACACAAGTTTTACCAGGTCGCTCGCAACGACTCGACCACGCTACCACCGCACTTTGGATCCGTCAAGTGGATCCGGTTGTAGATCAGCGATCGGACCGAGGAATCTGAACGTGGAAGAACGCGCTATACCGGTCCATCAGGGCCGCCACCTGGCCCCGGGCGAGGTGCAGGGCCATGCTGGCGAGTTCCTGATCCACTAGCTGCGCCACCTTCGCACGGAAGGCCTCCATCCACTGTGGATCCGAGGTCACCCGCGCGACCTCTTCGGCGATGGCCTTGGAGCACATGGCCGTCAGATCTGATTCGAGATTGTTGACTAGTTTTTGCTCGAACTTTTCCCTGATCCGAACCGCGATCGCGTCACGGATGAATCGCTCCATCTCCCAGTTGGACAGGTTGAACTGAATGGTCGAGTTTGCCATTTTATTCTCCTTTACGCGCCCATGCGCTCGGACCACAGCAGATCCAAATACAGGAACGCTTTGGATCTGGATTCGTTCGTGCTCATGGGATCCGGCGCGGATCTACAGCGGATCCCCAATGCATCGAGGGGCCGGGAACCGTCCGCCTTCGACGCCCTCCGGACTCTGCCGGAACCCCGGATCCGAAGCCATGCGAGCAGCGGATCTACACCGCCGAAGAACGTCCGCCCCGTCGCCTCCATGAAGCACACCTTGCTCACCAGATCCGAAACGAAGGGATCCGAGGGCGTGGCCCCGATCCAGTCGATGAAACGGAGCACTTCCTCGCGGACGCCATGCCGCTCCATGAGGTCGATCATGCGGCTTTGGATCTGGTCGGTAGGATCGCTCATGTGGTCTCCGTGTAGACCGTGGTATCGATGACCGCGGCGTCCAGGGTGGTGATGGATGGGCCTACGATGTAGGTCGAATGGCGTTCTTCGGCGATCAGAATCCAGCCCCCAGAGTGGCAACACGCGCAGTGTACGATCTGGATACACGGCCGCGTCACCACCAGCGAGGATTCGGATCCGCATTGGGCGCACTTGCGTTTGATGATCATTTGGCCTCCACGTAGTTCGGCGCGACGCGCGCCCGGCAGCACGCTTCCAGCCGCGTGACTTCCTCGCGCAGGGCAGTCAGCGTGGCCTTCTGGGCCGTGGTCTCGGCGTGCAGCTCATCGATCCTGGCCTGCGCTTTGTTCGCCTTGTTCTCCCATGCGTCACGATCGCTCTCCAGTGCGGATAGCTCTTCCGCGATGAGGGGGCTTTCGGTCATCTCACTATAGCGATCCCTGGTGAGTCGCTCGACCTCGATCCGCAGCCGTGCAATAGTCTCCTCGTCTCTTTCTATTTTGCCGCTCAGTTCCGCGATCCTGCCCATCAGCAGAGCGTCGTTTCTTTCCGCCGGCGAGGCCTGGTCGTACACCGCGTTCACCGCGAGGTGCATGGCGCTCTTCGCGCCCCACAGGCGGTCCACCTCGGCTTGCAGTTCGGTGGAGAGCATCGCCCGCTGGCGGAGATCGTACATCTCCCCGGAGATCCTCACTTTGTCGGCCTCAGCGTTCTCGGCCCGCAAGGTCAGATCCCGTTCTCTCGCCAGGGATTCGTTGAGTTGGACTCGATAGGCATCCTGTTGCCGTGAGTGTTCCGCGGCCGCGGCCATGAGCTTCTGGTGCTCGGCCTGGTACGCATCGCTCAGGGGCTTCGTCTGCGCCGTCGCGATGGACAGGGCGTGCTCGGCCTGGTCGGCACGGAGTCGCACGGCGTCAACTTGCTCGGCCATCTTCCGCATCGTCCCGGTGGCCACCTCGGCCTGCCGTTTGGCCAGGTCGTGTTCCACCGCCAGAGTAGCGTACGAGCGTTCGGCCCGGTCGGCGCGCTCGAGCTGGTACGCCGATTCGGTTTCCTCCTTCTCAAACGCGTTCATCGCGGCGTTCAACTCGGCCTCCAGTCGGCCGGCGCGCTTGCGGAGACGGATGTAGATCCGGCGCGTCTTGCGCGCCTTCCGGATCCACGTGATGGCCGAATCCCAGTACGTCTCGGCCCGCGTCCGCCACACGTCGCCGCGCTTGCGAAAACAACGGGAGATCCTCCAGGCCCGGTGAGCCTCGATGATCCACCCGCGTGTCTCGTTCCGCAGATCGTTGGCGGCGCTGCACTTGTCCAGGCACTTGTCCATTGATTCCTGCACTCGCTCCGCCCTCGTGTCCGCCGCCCGGTACATCCGGCAGATGGTCGCGAGATCCTCCTCCCGGTCGGAGAGCTGCTCGGTCAGGTAGTCCTCGCGGTCGCGGGCGTGCCGTCCCATGGCCCCCTGGTCGATGTACCCGGGGAACCGGCACGTCACCGTAAGGCCCGCGGTCTGGTGGCAATCCTGCCGACCGCAGTGCGGGCACACGGGCGCCAGCGGTGGCGTGTTCAGCAGGGCATCGATTCGGGCGCGTCGCTCGGGGGTGAGATCAGTCATGGTCTCTCCTTCACCGTGGCCGTCATGGCGTCCGTGTCGACGATGATGGTCACGTACTCTCCGTACTCGAACCAGTGATTCATCTTCTCCCGGATCTTCTCCGTGCGCTTTTCGATCAGCGGTTCCATCTCGTCGGCGTCCAGTCCGAGGTCGGCCAGGCTGGCCTTGACGGCTTCGTCGATTGGCTCTTCCAAACAGTCCGGGTCCTTCATGGTGATCTCGATCTTCATCGGTCTTCCTCCTTCATCGCGGCCAGGAACGGGGCGAGCCGCTCCCGTAGTGATTTTTCTGCCTTTGAATACCCCAGTGCGGCGAACATGAGCAGGGCGCTCAGAGCCTCCATGGACAGTTCCCTGACCTCCGGGACCGTCATGGCGTCCGTCACCGTCATGGGGGCGCAAAGGGTTCCCATCGCCAGCCGCGGAGGCGGGCCGCCCAATCTCAGGAATTCCCTGATCGCCTCCATCGCTTCCTGTCGCGTCATGGCTTCACCTCCGGCATCTTCTCCCCGTCCCACTGCGGCGATGTCTCGGCGGCCTTCACAAACCGGTTCCCGTCGTCGGACACGGGCGCCAGGATGCCCAGATCGCACAGCAGACGGATCGCCCCAGCGGCTTCGCTGGCCCCCATCGAGTCGTGGACATCAGCGGGCGAGGTCCAGCAGTGCTCGCCCACCACTCCGACCAGCGCCCTCGCCAGCCGCAGGACCAGCGGATCCGGGGCGCGGCGGTTCCAGTGTTCCCTTTGCCATCCGCACGCGTTGCCGGGGCACATCTCCGTCTTGCACCACACCACCGAAGTGGGGCTGTTCCCTGTCTCAGGGTCCTTCCCGCAGAACGGGCACGGCTTGATCATCTCGGCACCTCGACTTTCTCCGCGTCCAGTGGCCGAAGCAGTTGGCACCATCTGCACTCCTCGCGACCCATGCACCGATGCCTATCCAGCACCTGCTTGAGCTCCGGGCACCTCTCCAGGCACTCGGCCGGGGTGAGAGGAAGCAGAGGTTGCGGTTGACCGCCCTCGAAACGAATTTCGACATCCGAGAATCGTCCGCAGTGCTCCGCGTCTCCGGGCTGGATCGTGATGTTCGTCTTGAAACTCGGGTAGCTCATCTCCGCATCTCCTCTCGCACGTGGGCGATGGCGTCCAATATCGCGCTCTCGACCTGGCCGAGGTGTGCGTTCTCCGCGATGTCCATGGCCTCCTCCAGGAGCCGCAGAAGCTCCGGGTTGCGGTCCCACGGGGGATTGCACGTCGGGCAGTCCGAGGCACCGCAGAGGCGGTCACGGCAGGCGTACTTCATGGCTTCCACTCCTCGGCCGCTTCCAGGGCCTCTTGTAGGGCAGGCAGTTCCACCGCGTAGCCTGCGGAGATCACCCAGTCATGGATCTCCCTGGCCTCTCGAGCGAGGCGCTCCACGGCGTCGGCCCAACGCTGCCCGTTGGGTCCGCACTGCATCCCCATCACGTCCGCCAGACTCCCGGGCGTCCAGCGGGGCTGGTCATCGGGGATTGCTCCGTCGCAAATGCTGTGATCCATCAGATGCGCCGCATCGTGGGCGGTATACCCGCAATTCGGGCACCTGGGCATACCCGGACAGGTGCAACAGCCAGGCGTAATACAGTTCTCGGCGGTTCTTTTCATCTTCACCCCTCCTTCGCAATGCCGGTGCCGTGGCACCGCGCACAAGGCACCTTGCGACCGTTCCAGGTTTCCGCTTCGCCCTTGCCCTCGCACGCATCGCACGGCCGCAGGGCGGAGAGCTCGGTCATCTCGGCCTGGTACTGAGCGAGCAGATCTCGCTTGCCGCGAGTGACATCGTTCCAACCATCGAGATACCCGTGATGCCAAGCCTTCTCGATCTCGACTTCGCGCCAGGTCTTGGGCATCATGTCGATCCTCTCTTTCGCTCGGCCAGCCGGCGCCGCAGCTCCGCGGTCTCGATCCGATGGCACGGGATGCAGAGGGTCCGGTAGTTCTCGAGTCCGCAGCCACCCCCGCCTTCGACCACAGGGACCACGTGATCCGCGTCCCAGTAGCGATTCAGTTCCCTGGCGCAGTACTGGGCCCCAAGGGCGGCGCGAAACCGCTCGCAGTCCTCGACGTGGGTCGCGTCGGTGAAGGCCCGGACCTCCAGCCACCCGCGTGGGCGTCTGCCTGTCCAGCCCTTGGGCTTCATATCCTCGGCCAGCGCCACGGTGTCGACGCCGCACATCGCGCACACCCCATGGTCTCGGTCCCACAGCCGCTGTCGGACGTACCCCGGCTGAGTCCGGATCTTCCACCGGTCGACGCAGACGGGCCCACAAAACGTCTGGCAGCCCGCCGGGACCTCGGTCCCGCACTCCCGGCACAGAGCCCGGCCGTTGGGCCCACGGGGCAGGGCGCCCGGGTTGACCCATCCGGCCCGCGGGTCGATGCGATTGCGGCTCATCCTCGCACCTCCGGCCACTCGCGGTAGCAGACGTCCGGAACCGACCCCTTCGTGAACACCGGCACCCCGCGGGCGCGTAGGTTTATTATCAGCTCCCAGGCCAGAGGCACGGTGCGCAGCTCGAACCGCGGCGTGAGCAACCCCACCACCACCCAGTCGGGCACCCAGTCCCCAAGCTCGATACGCCCCAGGAGCGGTTCAGCCGAGATCCAACGGATGCCCGGCAGGGGCCGCAGGGCGGCGCAGGCGTGGTCCCACGACATGTGGTCAGTGGCGGTAGCCCCACGCCATGCCCCAGGCGGAAGACCGCAATCGTGCCGGTAGCGGAGAGGTCGTTTCGTCAAAACCTGGTAGGTGTGCTGCGGGGCTTCGCGCATGGATCTCGCTACCGCTCTGATCTGCTCACTGTCCACCCCGTCGCCCATCAGGTCTGCCGTGCTGCAAACGAAAATCTTGCTCGGCTTCCGCAACCTCGCCGGCTCGCCGAGGCGCTCCGGGTGGAACGTCGGCAGAAACGCCCGCTCGGCCTCCGTACGTCCAAATCGGCGCGCCATCTTCCGAGCGTAGCAGTAGTCGCAGCCGCCCAGGCATCCCGTGATCGGGTTCCAAGAAAAGTCGCACCAGCCTATTTTGGTCCGGTTCATCCTCGCACCGCCTTGTCAATCAGCTCCCTGGCTTCCTCGAATGTCCGGGGCACACCCACGAGGTAGCCGCGGGCCTCCAGGGCGTTGAGCCAGGCATCTTGGTCGACGGACGTGCGGCCGGTCCGGCTCTTGAGCTCGATGGCGATGCCGAAGCCCTCGGACGGCACCCGGGACGCGTCGTACCACTGCTCTCGGATCTCGATGTCCGGCACGCCGCGCTTGACTCCCATGGCCTTGAGCCGGGCTGCGACCCGCACGTCACGATGCCCACCGTTCGGGCAGTGGTTCCACAACATCCACGGCTTGAGCCGCAGGTACGCGACGACCTGAAGGTGCAGGTCATCCTCGGACTGCTCGAGCGGCGTGAGCTTCAGCGGCTTCATGTCCCCTCCTTCCAGCGGGCCGAGAGCGCCGTCTGCGACTGCCCCGCCGGCGGGTAGATCAGTTCGGGCGGGAAGCGGTCCCAGATCTCCGGGCCGAAGCCCTTGAGAAAGTCCTGGTGCTCACCAGTGAAAATCAGGATCGTGCTCCTTCTTTCCCGATGGCGCCACTTGAACAATTGCTTGACCGCAGCTTGTATCCATGTCCCTTGCTCAAGCGCCAGACGTGATTCGTCGAGCACGAGCACGTCCGCGTCCTGGTCGTCGCGAAATCGTTGCGACCCGAGCCATTGCGTGGAGTACATGTCTTCGTACCGCACTGATCGCCCAGCAAGCGCCTCGTGGTACGCGAGTAGGACGGCGGCCGTCGACTTCCCCTCGCCGGCGGCACCGTACAGCAGGGCGGAGTTGCCCTCTTTCCACTGGGGACCGTTGCGTCTGGACATGATCCACGTACTCGGCTCGTGCCACTGGGCCGGCTTGTGGGCGATTCCTGGAAGCCCACCTTCCGCCCCGACGATCAGGATCCGTTCTCGCTCGGGAAACTCCCGGGAGAACTGCGCCATGACGTTCCGCTGGATGCGGTCGGCCTCAGTGTGGGCTAGCTCGCCCATGCGTTTGAGCCCCTTCCGGTAGCCGTCGTGGGCATCGTAGAAGGCATGGGCCTGCCGGATAGCGTCGGCGAGGCTGACCTTGTTCCTTGCGGCCTCGTGGATGATCTGCTCGATGCTCTGGTGTGGTCCCCTGAGGTTCATGCGTGCACCCCCAGTTTGCGGCAGAGTTCCTCGCGTTCCTTCCACTTCTGCTCTGGTGTCTTCTCGGCGCCAAGGAGAAGCTGCTCGACGTTGGCCGACTCACCTACGACTCGCCCGCGGGCCGGCGCCGCGCTCGCGACCGGCTGTCCCACCTCGGCCAGGTAGCGGGGGAAGTTTCCGGGCCGGGTGAGCGTCGTCGGGTTCACGTTGCGCTCCCGCTCTCCCTTGCCCTGGTAGAGACGCCACTGATCGTCGACCACGCGGACGAAATCCTCGGCCGTGTAGGAGCCAGCAGAGAGGCAGGACCGGACGTTGTGCGCCACCTCTCCGAAGGCCGGGGTAGTCGTGGTGAACCCCGTCCCCCTGAGCTGGTTCACGCGCTCGACAACGGCACGGGCGATCGTCGTCGCCTCGTCTTCGATTAGTTCGGTTTGCCTAGTGCGCCGCTTCCTAGATGGTCCGCCGTGGTCCGCCGTGGTCCGCTCCTTCTCCCTCTTCTTCCCTTCTTCTCTTCTTCTTCCGAGATCAAGAAGATCAGGAGAAGAGGGATCCTGTGGACCACCGTGGTCCTCCGTGGACCTTTTAGGAAGCGGATTACTTCCTCCGTGGACCTTTTCGGAAGCTAGACGCTGGAGTATGATGATCCTGATCACCGTGGCCAGGTTCGCCCGGGGGATGTTCGATTCGCCCCATCTGCACAGGGCTTCAAAATCCGCGTCGTCGAGCATCGTCTTGGCCGGTCTCATCAGTCACGTGAGCTGCCCAGTCCCCCGAGGTGTGGTGAGTCGGTAAGGACTCCTCGGGGGACCAGGTCAGGTTTTCGTTTCACTCGGTCGGTTCAGGGCTCCGACTCACCACGGTTGTCACCATCGCACGCCGTCGCGCCGATGTCAACTTTTTTGCCGTGCCCCGGGCTTGATCCGGGATGGGGCCTAGTACCGCACGGCATAAGCTCCCCCGACCCCTCGGCCGATCGTGACCTCCCGGAGAGCGATCCAGGCACTGACCCGTCCAGCGCGTGGTTAGCCTCGGGGTGGGGGAGCGATGTCATCACGCTTTCGTCCTCGGCCTGCATCGCAGGCAGTATCCAGATTCGCGCCGGGTGCGACGCCCGCACCCGAGGCAGTACCGTCGTGTCCTCTCCTCGCTGGGCCGAGCCACTCGGCCGCCGATCTGACACTGCCAGCACGGCGCCGAGGAGCCCCAGGGAGCCCGCAGTCTGCGCCGCCAGTGCTTGCACCCGGGGCACGTCCGCGCCGGCGCCTGCCAGTCCAGGTGTTGGCACAGCGGGCACCGGAGCCAGCCCGCCGCAGCTCGCCGGGGATCCTCGTGCGGGCCCATGGGCGACCGGCAGGACGGGCACAGCGGCACCGCCACGGCCCCGAGGGCATGGCCAGCCGCGGAGATCACCCGACCCTCCCGAGGTACGCTTGGTACGCGGCGTCAGCGTGGACCGCGGCCGGTCCGCGGTTGCCCCCGCACCACTCGACCGCCTGGCGGGCCCCGATGGCCGCGACGGCGACGGACTCGGGCAGGACCTTTCCCATGGCCTTCCGCGCCTCCACGGCCTCCAGTAGGGCTAAGAGCGCGTCGTACGCCACGGCCAGGTCCTCGCCTGCCCCGAGCCGGATGATCTCGTGGACGTCGCGGGTCACTTCGCGCCCCCCGCGTGGTCCTCGATGCGCCGCTCGAATTCCTGGCACTGCGAGGCTGTCCAGAGCCGCGGGTCGACGTCCATGCCCAGGTCCTCGCGGATTTTTTTCAGGGTCGCGATGGCCATGCCGGCGGCTTCCGCGATCTTCCAGAGGCGTCGTCCCTCGGCCTTGCCCTCGTCGCCAAGGGGCGTTTCCTTCAGCGAGCCAGCGAGGTCGGCCGGCGACTTGTCGGTGAAGACCGAGGGGGGCTCGGGATCCGGCACCGTCACGGGCTCGGGCGGGGCCTTCGCGACCGGCGGAAACTCGGTCTCGGCCGTCGTCTCCTTCGCCTTGATGGCCTGGTGGATGCCCAGGAGCCACTCCAGATGGTCGGCCGTCACGTCGTCTGCCGAGTCGACGCCCAGACGGGCGAGCACGCGGGCGGCGGAGACGCCCATCACGCGCAGGGCCTTCGACCACCGCTCCGGCACGGGCCCGAGGGCAGCCTGCACCGCGGACCCGTAGATCTCGTCCACGATGGCCTTGGGCACGACGGCGAATACGGCGTTGCGGAGTGCGATGGACGCGGCCGCGTTGCTGGTGACGGCGATCATGTCCTCGTCGTACCGAGATCCCGTCTTGGTCGTGATGCGGCGCCGCGACTCCTTCGACACCGCGACGTTTTTTTCTAGGTCCCACACGGTCCCGCGGGCCGTCAAATGCGTGGCCGACACCTCCGTGACCTCGGTCTTGCACCGCAGGTTGCCCCATGTCGACAGCATGATCTCGGCCAGACGGATGGACGGTCCCGTAATCTCCTTGCCGGCCCGGGGCAGCGCGTAGGCGCAGGACGCCGCGATCTCGGGAGACGCCGTGGCCATGGCCTTGGCGTCGCGGATCACGGCCACGAGCTGGCGAGGGTAGCGCTTCGCCGTGCTCACCTGGACGTCCACCTCGGCCCCGAGGGTGGACTCACTGCGGGGCATCAGCTCCGCCGTGACGGACTCGGCCGGGGCCAGGTCCGATGCGGCGCGCTGCGCCAGTGTTCGTGTCGTCGGATTCATCTTGACTTCTTTCTCGCCCTACGCGGGCGGTCGTTCGCGGTATCCGATCCGTCCCTTGCCTTGCCTCGCCCCGCCGGGCCGCGCCTAGCCCTGCCGGGCCTTGCCGCGCCTTGCCGCGTCTAGCTATCGAAACAGGTCCAACGCGGCGCGGGCCGCGTTCTGGTCGCGCCTCTCGAGCTGCTTCCGCCGATCGTTCTCCTTCGCCGCGATGGCCGCTAGGTCGAAGCTGTCGCGAGCGGTGGCCAGTCGGATCCGCGTCACCGCCGCGAGGCAGTACGCCCGCGCGCGGATGCCCTCTGGGAGGGTTTGGACGTTCTTCACGGTCCCGAGGGTGCGGAGCGTCCGGCGGTCGGCGCGCTCGGCCCGCCGCCGCTTGTGCTCGGCCGCCGTCATTACCTTGTCCGCGTCAGTCATGCGGGCGAGCCATCCGCGCGTGGTCGCGAAGTACATCGTCGCCATGAACTCGATCTTCTCCCGCTGGAGCATCTTCCGCGCCGTGGCCAGGTATCCCCGCCAGGCCGAGTCATTCGCGTCGGAGGGGTCGCAGTCGCAGAGCGCCGCGAGCGTCGCGAGCTGGATGCGCGATCCCTCGGGCACCGTGCGGAGCGCCTCGATGAGTTTGATGGTCGACGGGTGCCGTTCGAATCGCTTGAGCGGTGGGATCGTTTTCTTCGTCGTCTTCATGCTGTCCTCCTAGCCCCCGTAGGGGCGCCGAACGTTTCCTTGCCTTGCCTTGCCGGGCCGCGCCTCGCCCTGCCTTGCCTCGCCGGGCCGGGCTAATCGCTCTTCGTCGCGCTGAACTTCCGCACGACGAAACGGCCGTAGAACCCGCCCGACTGCGGGCGGAACCGCCCCAGTCCGACGAACCTCCCCGCCTCGATGGCGGTCTCCTGGAGGATGTCCCGGGTGACCACCTCGTCGACGATCGACAGCACAGCGGTCACGTGCCACGGCGAGGGGATCATCGGGAAGGTCCGCCAGACCCGCTTCGAGCTCCCGCGCGACAGGATCGCGCGCTTCCCATCGGATGGCACGTACACCCGCTCGCCGATCACGTCGGTGGCCTTGGCTCCGCGGATCGGCATTGGCTCCAGGGCCAGGATACCGGAGCAGAAATGTTTGCTGTAGGTCGCGTTCCCCTTGCCCGCGATCTTCTTGCCGCCGTACATCGCGGCCGACTCCAGGGCCAGCTTGAACGCGAGCTGGGGGATGCAGACGATGCCGGACTCGTCGACGACCATGCGGTCACGCCAGCACCGATCGTCGTAGTCGCCTGGGCTCTCCTGCTTCTTCTTCGGGGCCTTCAGCGTGCCCGCCGGACTGTAGGGAGAGATTCCTTCGAGTTCGAACGTTGCCGTATACATGTCAATCCTCCTCTGCCCCGTAGGGCAACCGAACGTTTCCTTGCCTTGCCTCGCCCCGCCGGGCCGCGCCCAGCCCTGCCGGGCCCCGCCGTGCCGCGAGCATTCCTCGACCGACGCCAGTGAGTCCGCGTCGAGGATCCGATCCGTCCCTTGCCTTGCCCGGCCCCGCCGTGCCGGGCCGCGCCCCGCCTCGCCTCGGCTAGCTCAAAAAACATCGGCCCATCTGGGCGCTTCGATCTCGTCGCCGATGGGCATGATCGCCCGATCGTCGGCCCAGTAGTCACCGGTCCTCTGGCACTGCGCCAGGATGCCCAGGAGGGCACGTACGCGGTCGAGCCCCTGGGCTTGCCACGTCGCAGACATCGGGTATACCCCGACGCCAGGGACGTCCCCGGAGTCGCAGGCGACGATCACGGCTCGGCTCGCAGGCCCGCCGCACAACTCGAATCCCCACGCGTAGGCCGGGACCTGGAGCCAGTACCCGCCGCCGAACACGGCCCGCTGGACGGCCATGCGCTCGCACCCGGTGCTCAGCAGTTTGAGATCGACGACCAGGGGCCCGAGGTCATCGTCGACCACGCACAGGTCCGCCCGGCCCTTGAGCTGGACGCCGCTCGCCGGGTCGGTCCAGACCATCGAGACCTCGGTCATGCCCATCGAGATCCAGCGGGCGAGCACGGGATGGCTCCGGAGCGACTCTGCCGCCGCCTGGGCACGGGCCCAGGTCGCGTCGTCGAAGATCTGGCATCCGGGGTGCGCGTCCGCCCATGCCCGCTCGCAGGCCATGCGCCAGTCCTCGGACTTGAGCACGACGGCTCCGGCCGGAAGGGCACCCTTCCAGGCACGACCCTCCTTGGTGGCCAGTGAGAACCCAGGATGGTGTACCCACTCGGGCGATGCGTACCGCGACACCTCGTCGTACGTGGGCGTCACCGTCCACCGTTCCGGAGCGTGCCCCATGAGCACGAGGGAGTGCACGAGGGTGCCGAACCTCATGGCCGGGGTCGCCTCGACCGGGTGCGTGTGGCGGTGGAGCCACGCGGCCGGACTGCGGTCCAGCGTCGCGAACTCGGACCCGCTGGGCAGGTCCAGGGCCCGGTACTCGGCCTCGCTGAGCTCGGGGTGCAGGCCGTCGGAGATCATCATGTCCGTTCACTCCCGTACCACAGGGCGAAGGCCACGTCCGCTGGCTCGGCCCGGAGCGCATCGACCAGGATGCGTCTCGCCAGGATGGCGGGTTCCAGCCGCGTGCGGAGCCCGGTCTGCCGCTCACTCTCGTCGGCGTACGCCTCGCACACGAGGCAGAGGCGCTCGACGAGGGCGGGCGGCAGCGACAGGACTGGATTTTCAACTTCCATGGCAGAAAATGAAAGCACGATGCGTGCCAAACGTGCGTGTGCGTTCGACGCCACACGAAACGTCCACAAGTGCGCGACATGATTATAGTACATCGCGTCTGTAGATTGTAACGACGCGGTCCGATCTTGTGTCCGTGGAGACACAGCGTGTCAAATCGCACCAATGCGAAATCAAGCACTTGAGCGTACCATGTGTCCGGATCGACACAGCGCAATCGTTACGGTCACTTACGCGACCGGGCGTTTTATGTCGTTACAAGCACTTACGCGATCGTCTGCTTGGCACCAATGCTGCATTACCTTGGTGCGTCGGTTGATGCCGACCAGGAGGACAACATGACGACCTACACGCTCTGGACCGACCGCACTTCCGCCGCCTCGATCATCGCGACCCTGCCTTCCCTCGCCAGCGCGAGGCAGCTCGCCCGCGAGTGGAAGCACGCCTACCCCCGCGCCGTCGTGCGGAAGGGGATGCGCCCGGTGGACGCGAATCTGAAAGCTTCGCTCTGGTTCTAGGATTGCCCCCCCGGGCGCGGAGGACGCCCGCCGGCTCGCCGCCGGCGCCCGGGATCACAGGCCGAAGGGCCAGGAGGACACCATGGCGACCCGACACAAACATTCCACGAAGCACACCACCGACTACCGCTGTTTTACGCACTGCGTCGCGGGCGGTAACTGCAACCCCTGCGCCCACGGATCGATCACGTACTACCTGATTTGTTCCTGTGGGGCTCGCAGAGCGATCAACACCAACGGCAACCATGTGGAGCGCGGTCCCTGGATTACTCCCGAGACAGAGGACTAGCCCGCGAGGGCAGGATGACAGCATGAAACACAGGACCGGATATCATGTGTGGCTGTACGGAGAGCGATGGTGGCACCGCACCCTAGACGGGGCGATTCGACGCGCCAGCCGAGCCCTTGGTTACTGCTCCGGGGAGCACAACCAGATCATCAACGTGGCCACCGGGCAGCAGGTGTCATGGTGACCCGCCGCTGCGCCTGGTGCGGCGCGAGCCTGCCGGGGCAGCCCGGGGATGAGCACGAGGACGGGCGGGTGAGCCATGGGATCTGCGAGCCGTGCCTCTCCGTGGCGCTCGCGGCACTGGGGACTCGGCGGGCCCCGCAGCCTCCGGGCATCCCCGCCCGGCGTACCCGGCTCCGATGGGTGGGGCCGGCCCGATGGGAGGTGAGGCCATGAGCGCCACGAGCTGGATCCTGATCCTCTGCGCCGCCATCCTGATCACAGCGTGGGGATGGTATCTCCTGGAAGGAGGGAGGTAGCGATGCTCACAGGCAAAACCCCGACCGCGCGAACCCGGCTCATACGCGTCACCCCAGTGACATCGGACCGGCTCCGCGAGCTGGCCGAAGCCCTCGAGATCCCTATCCACGAGGTCGTGAGGATGAGCGTCCTGGCGCTCGTGCGCGCCCTCGAGAGCACGCGAGGTCGCCGATGATGAGCCTCGCGAAAACATGGGGTGTCGACGGTCTAGAACGCTGGTACGCGCGCATCACCCGCACGCTCGGCCACGCCCCTGCCCTCGTGGTCGAGCCTAAGATCGACGGCGTGGGCGTCGCGCTCACGTACCTGCACAGCCGACTGGTGCGCGTCGAGACTAGGTGCGGCCGCACCCTCGATGGTCTGGGCGATGGATGTGGCCGATACGTCGACTTCCCTGCCGACTGGTCGGGCACCGTCCGAGGTGAGGCATGGGTGCCCAAGGATGAGGCCGGCGCGTACTCCTCGCCTAGGGCCGCTGCCGTGGCCGCGATCCTGAGCGTGCCCACGGGGCCGGTACGCGTCACCGTGTGGGACGTCGAGGGCGATGCCATTGGCGGAGACCAACCGGGTACGCTGTGCCGACTCGCTTCCCTGGGCCTGCCCGCCCACTGGTGCCGGCCCCTGTACTCGCTGGTCTGCGTCCCCTCGCTCTTGATGCCCAACGCGCCCTACGCGTCCGATGGATGGGTTATCAAGGTCTCGAGTCACGCCGACCGCGAGCGACTCGGGAGCACCAAGGCCGCGCCCAGGTGGGCCATCGCGTACAAGTTCAGCACCTAAGCCTTCATTTGCCTACATGACAGCATTGTCGTGTGTCCGCATTGACACACCGGCGG